TTAAATTATCGGAACCTATGGAACAGCGTTGAATAACGCGGAATAGAAAGTTAGAAAAACACAGGTTTTATCGATAATTAATCGGAACCCACGGAATAGGACGGAATGAGAAAGAATATCATATACCCTGCAAATCCGGAGTCCTCTGCCTACAAAATTGACTACCAAAGTCAATTTTATTTTTCAGATAACTCCGTGATAGTTGGGATGTCCATTTCCTCGCCGTCACCGTTTACGATGATTGGCGGGAGCCATTTGACGCGCCGGAGGCTCTTACCGGGTCCGTAAGCAAAGGTGTGCCAATGCGCCCGCCGTACGTGCATGACCGGTGACCGATGGTGGCCTCCCAGAGGCTCGCCATGCTCATGCACATAGCGGTTAATCCCGCGGATGCGATAGCCTGTAGCCTCGCCGACGGAGTAGACAGCCACCTCCCGCGGTGTGTCCTTTACCCTGCCCTGCCGCGGGAAAGAGAGTTTATTGACTTGTTTCACCTCAGCATTAACGGCGGACAGATAGAGCAGGAGATTAATGGTAAACCGTATCGCTTGCCTGGATGTCTTAAAATAGCTGGAAACATATGGAGCGAGCTCAGGGGTTTTACTGACGTCCTTTGCACGGACGACGGCCTCCGCACCCTTTAAAATCTCGGTCAGCTTCTGCGGTTTCGTAGGCAGGATTAAGTAAAAGCTTGTCAGAAATTTACCATCCTCTGTTACGGCAGAGATGTAGAGCTCCCTGTGGCCGCGCTGGATGTCATCGTCAAACATGATGAAGAGGCCAGAGCACCCCTGTAGTAGTTTGGTCTCTACAAAGATGCACCATTCCGGGATGGTCAGCATCCCGGGGGCCACGGTCATGTCCTTTGATGATGTCTTGAAGAGCTCCGCCTCCAGATCCTCGTCCAGAGTGTAGATGCTCTTTGCCTTGCGCCAGCTGGCAAGGACGGCCAGTGTGGCCCCGGTCCGTGAGATTTCTCCCCTCTCTGCGAAAGTCGGAGAGTCCAGGTCTGCCAGGTCCACGGCGTAGGTCACGCCTAGACCGATGGGACAATAACAGATTGATTTGTCCCATTTTGCGACAGGATCTTTATAAATCCTGTCGGCAGCTTTAAAAAAATCGGGGTATTTTACTTTGGCCGCGGCCAGCGCCTTCATCGGGGCGCTGTTTTTAATATCAATCCTTGCCATCTTTGGGCCCTCCATAAAGGCGGTCCATGCCTGCTTTGGTTACCAGCCAGGTCTTGCCGGATTTCCTGCATTCGTACTCGGTAAATGAGGGAGGATTTCCCTTCTGCCCCGCGCAAGCGGATTTAATAGTAGTGGCAGGAACGCCATAGCGTTCGGACGCCTCAGAGATGGTCATCACCTCATCCAGCACGGGCCGCCGGTAGTCCGGCACAAACCTATAGGCGCCATCTTTGTTCGGGATAAAGTGTCCTGGCCAATCACTAAGGGAGGCTACGATGGAGCCGCCATAATGTGGCCAGTCTTCACCAAAGAGGCCAAAGGCCTCCTCGATGGCTTCCCCGGCCTTCTCAAGTTTGGGCTGTACGCGCTTGTAATAGCGTTCCGTTTTAATTGCGGCCGGGTAGTGCTGACTCATCTCAATATCCACGGCATCCAGAATATCGGCCAGGCACTTGTTGCTCTGGTCGAGCATCACCTTCGGCCACTGTTCTGCGGTAAGAGTTTTCATTTTGGTTTCCTCCCTTTTTCGTTAGTCTTCGAAGTACAGCTCTGAATAAAATTTCCCGTCTTCATCGGGCTCCGAAGAAAAATTTACAACTGGGAAATCTCCACATTTCCAGGGGTTTTCAATGCTTGCCCCATGGGCCTTGGCGTACTCTTTGGCTTTATCGGAATCTATAAATGCATACCAATGTTCGCAATATGTAACTTCGCATACAAACGTAAAATCATAAAGGCCGGCAACATTCGCAAGTCCATGAAAGGCTCCGAGAATGAACCTGGCAAACGCATCAGGATTATGCTTATTTTCGACATACGCGCTATATGCGCGGGCCATATGCTTTGATTCGAGCTGTGTAAGGGGGTAAACACTTTTTTCGCCCTTGAGTGTGTTAATCATGGTTATCGTACTACCGCCAGCCCAGGAAAATTCATAATAGTCCAGTTTGTGATTGAATTTCATTTTGATTTCCTCCTTTTTAACTTTGTTCCTATGGGATCTTTCTCCCTCTTTCTGTATATATTATACGTCGTTTACGACGTAAAAGCAAGAGGAAATTTCAATTTTTTCAAAAATTTTTGCACAAAAAAAGGCGAGCGCATCGAGCGTTCGCCTTTTTTCTTTTGCTTGCCTGGTTAAGGGCATACAAGTAGATATAAATGTTTCAATCCCCTCCCTTTTTCGGGAGACCAGTAAATAGTATAAACCTTTAGGGTGCCCTTTACAAGTGCGCCAGTAAGTCCTTTTCACGGCTTGATAAATGCCATACAAAAACGGATCTTGCCCCCGCCCTTGCTCTTGCTCTTGCTAGAGCCTCCTCCGCTTTATGTGCAGGCTCGCTGGGGACCAGATAGCCCCCCCGAATATTGCTTTGCCCATGCCTTTTTGTGAATCAAGCCGACGCACGAAGGCCGCTTTGTCCTCAGCATAATCCACGCCATACTGGCTGTACGCGGCAAGCTTGGAGGCAGTAACCAGTTCTGGGGGGTACTCCATCCTTGTTAGCTTTTTGCTCTTTTTCAGCTTATTTACTTCGCGGGTTAGCTGACTATATAAATCAGGCGCGGAGCGCAATGTAGGCCCGTCGGAGCTGATAAAACCGGTGTTTACTACTGCCCCATTTTGATAGATAATTTTGACCCCTACTCCAATATGCGATTTAGCTTGTCTCACAAGGGCTGTGAGCTGAGGTGCGAATAAAAAGTATTTTATCTTTCTCCGCTCATAAAATTCGGCAATTTTTGACAGTATAGAAAATGGCGGATTGTCGATTACCGCGCAGTTAGTCGTGTAGTCAAAATGCTCATAATCTCCGCCCGGATAAAAGGGCCTTACAATCTCACGGTCCTCCCATCCATATTCTTTGACCGCCCACCTAGCGACAACGTCGTAGACTTCCGGCGGCGTGTAGCAGTCGTCGGTTGTCAGTTTTGGTTTAGGTTTAAACTTATCGACAAACTGCTCATAAGTCTCTCCTTTAGCCATCTCACCACTCCTTTATTGTATACATAACGGTTGCGCCCCGGAATCCGCTCCCGTCGAAATGCGCTAGTCCTTCCCATCGCCCTGCCTGGTAACCGGCGGACAGGTAGGCCCTATCATCAACGTAGGTCATGCCTGTTTTTAGTTTGTGCGCTTTGCGCAGGCTAATCTTGTAGACGTCTACTTTGTTGAGCTGCTTGTCGGCAGTCACAATGGTACGGTCAGACTCAGCAAGCACACCCGCAGGAGCCTCAGGGCTTTTAGTCTCTATCTGTCTCTGTACGGTCTCCGCCGCTTTGTCCAGGCTTGGGCTTTGGACATAGTAAGTGATGGCAGGCGTTCCGCCGCTTGTCCGTTCTATCTCTCTTACGATTTCCCGGGCGGCGGGCTGAGAGACTTGGACCTTTTTAGCCACGGCCTCCGGATCCTTGACCTGCTCCGTGGTCAGCACCTTAGGAGCCTCCTCCTTTTGCCGATCATGGTAGTAGACCAGGCAGGCCACAATGGCCAGGACTAAAAGCAGGACGGCGCCTACAGCATCCCACCTGACGCTTTTATTCCTCATTTCCTGCCTCCTGCTGCTTGTAAAAGATGGCCTTACCTCTCAGCGTATCGCCGCCACTCATCCATTCATCATCAGCCTTAAGCACGGCAAGGTCCCATCGCTCGCAGGTCGTAGCCGGTCCGTACCCATCCAGGTCTGCCGCCTCTGCGTGCGTCATAAAATGGTCGGCGTCAATCGGGATGCCAAACACGTCAGAGATAGCTGCCATGAGCTGTGCGCAGGCCTCAACCTGTGCATCTGTTGGCGGCTCCTCGCCAAGGTCTACCCGGTAAGGGGCATCCTTATAGGCCATAGCCCCTGCACAGCAGCAGAGAGCAATTGCAATGCTTCCGGTGTTGCGGTGCCACGTAGCCGCGGGAATTTCGTCTAACGGCTTTGAGTTGATGATTTCCCCGTCGGCGTCGATGCACAGATGGTACTCAGGGAAACTTGTATAGTAGTGCCCCGCCGTCCAGTGCAGGTAGGCTCTTACCGGCCCTGGGTACTGATAAAAGGCGGGCCTTGCCTCGGCTAACATCTGTCTAACATCATCCATTGTCATTGTGCATTCCTCCTTTAAAATCCGGCCTCTGTTGGTAGCTCCCCGGGGCCGAATTGTACTTAGAATTAATAAATTTATTAATTACCTGGGTGGTAGCTCCCCCTCCGCCGGTCATAAAGGCGAAGGTATCATAATTGGCCCAAGCCTGAGCCGTGTAGACTAAGTAAAAGGAAACGGCAAGAAAGGCCGCCCAGGCAATTACTGTAATAACCCGGGTAAGTGACAGCTCTTCGTTTTCGTAGAGTAGCATTTTAATATACTTCATAAGGGTCACACTTTCGGCATCTTCCTAATGTCATTAATCATGGTCGTCCCCTGACCGTTTCCACCTAATGCATGATACGTGGCGTAGATTTCCTCCGCACTGGCCTCATCGGCATAAGACAACTTGTGCTCTGCCTGCCCCCGTTCATGGATGCGGCGCAGCTCAATCTTGAGGATGGCCCTGATACCGCACTCTGCTTTTTCCCTCTTAGCTTTGTTTCCCCTCTCCCTGTTGAGAAGGTAGCCTACCGCAAAGGACAGGATGGCGTAAGATCCTTGGGAAAGCAGTGACACTGCAATAGAGTAATAGTCCATTTTTCATCTCCTATGGAGGGTAAATCTTGTTGCAATCATGGCCCGGCAAGGGTCGTAAAAATCAAACTTCCAGCCCAGATAGATGCACCAACGCCAATGTTGGCTGATAGGGTCGTCGTTTTTGTAGCGAAAAGCGTTGGAACAAATAGAAAAATGTTCGCCTTTCCGGCGGATAGTCCTCAGGTCAGTGTCCACCCCAAAGAGATAGAACGCAAACCCATATCCGCAGTTGCGGTAGAGCCAAAAAACACGATTGAGGTAGTGCTTGAGCCATAACCTCTTTGGGAACGGCTTTTTGAGCCAGACAACCTTTTTGCATCTCCCATAGCCTATCGGAATAGTAGAACAGTCATAGTAATCGTCAAAGTCGTAGGAAAGCCACCTTGGGCAGTCATACAGTACATACTGCCTGTTTTCCAGTGCACTGTCCCACGTCTGCCATAGCCTGAGGGCCTTTGGCAGCTCGCCTTGCCGGTCGGCAAAGAGCACCACAAGCGGGTTGGTCAGGTAGCAGAGCACCATACAAAAAAGCTGGCAGATGGAAAAAATAAGGTATTTGATGTACATCATGGTTATCACCTCTTTTCTAAAGAACCGAAGGGGAATTGGCGGCACACGCACATGTTATTCTGAGTATTACAACAGACGGAAATTTAAATCCTGTTGTTAACGAAACTAAAATTGGCAATTTTTCTGGGGCAACAATCCCCAATAAATATAATTGGTCAAATAAAGCTGGAGAAATAGTTACATCTGGATACATCGGCGGCAATGCGTCCCACAACAACATGCCGCCATATGTGACAGTGTATGTGTTCCATAGGATGAAATAGCCGTTGAGGAATTGGCGGCTCATAATCACAAAATCTACGCAAACTGCTAGATATGGGCTCCACAATCAACTTGGGATGGCACTATCAGTAATCCGCAGGTGGATCTTAGCAGTTCAATAACTGGTGATGGCCCCGTGTTTATGGATAGAACCTTAGATTCGGCCGGCTTTCGTTACACGCAAAATGCGGGCAATAACGTCCCTCACAACAACATGGAGCCTTACAAAGTCGTCTATATCTTTATGCGGTCCGCTTGAAGATGTAAACCGCAGAATAAGGTTGCATATTGCTATGTGGCTGATTCCCGCCTGTGGCATCGGTTGAATCGTTAGCGGGATCGTAACCATTTCCTGCGGCACTTTGTGTATCACCGCCAATGGCCATAGCGTGCCAGTGTATTCCATGCGTATGCCTTGGCATTTCCTCAACGGTGAGCTGGTGCTTCTCTTCGTCCCCCGTAGCCCCCGCAGTATATACGGTCCCGCTATCAGCAGTACCCGCACCGATGAGCACGCGGCCCGCCGCCGTCGGTACCCATGTGGTGTCACTCATGTAAGGCAGGTAGGTAGCGGGGTTGCCCGCCTTGTCAGAGTAGATATAGCTTCCCACGGGATATTGGGCGTGCATGGCAGTTTTCATCTCGGTCTGCATCTCGGTCTTAATCGTGTCATGCAGTGCATCGAGGGCACTGGTGATGGCGGTCTGCATCTCGCCGGTGATAGTGCCCTGCACATCAGTCTCCATGGCCCACTTGACTGTCCCATCGGTCACGGTAGTGCCATAGGCCGTCCATTTTGGCTCCGTACTGCCTGTGGTCCCCGCCGTGGTGCAGGTAGCCTTACAACCGGCCGGCAGGGACGGGCTGTGGATAACGGCACCTACAGAGTAGGCCGTACTAGGCTGCCACAGGCCTTTGGCGAGGGCAAGGGTTACATTGTTCTGGTTCTTCATAAAATCGTACATGTTGGCAAAGGTCGTCGGCTTGGAGCTGTCATCCCATGTGCCGTAGCCGTCTTTCTCAAAGTCCTTGCATTTCTCGATACTCATGCCTTCTCACCATCCTTCTTCTCGGTTTCTTCTTTTTCCGGGAGCGGCTGGCTCCGTACACATTTAGGATTCGTACAAAGGCCGGTATTTTCATCCATTTTTCGGTGGCAAAGGAAACATCTATCCATAGTCAAATCTCACCTCTTTTTGTCGTGTACTCACTGACTAAAGTCTCATGTTCGGCCTTTAAGTCGTTAAAATAATCAGCATCGCCGATGGCATTTGCCTTTGCCATTTCGGCCTCCGCGTCGGAAATCTTCTGGCTGTACTCACTGTCGAGAGCGGCAAGTTTCTGTTCCCGCACCTCATCTTCCGTGGGTGCCGGTCTCTCAACAAGCTGGCCCGCTTTGTAGATAAGGTCATTCTGCACGGCATTGTTCCACGCCGCGCCATCCTGTTCAAGGACTACTCCTTCGGGATAATTCTTAGTGGCAAGTGCCTTGAGCTCGTCCACGGTCTCCCCGTGGATGCCGACGACGTAAGAGGTCTCACGCTCCCCTGTGCCGGCGTTGTAGACACTGACATACTGCAAAGAGGTGTCTGTGCTGTCCATGTTAGTCTCCTTATACTAAAATAGCTCCTATGAAGGGAGCTGATATTTAATGAAAAACCCTAATGGGTTTGGTTGTATCAAACATTTAAGCGGTTCACGGCGGAACCCGTGGGCGTTCGTAGTGACGGAGGGTGGCAAGCAGAAGGTAAAAGGTTACTTCCCTAGTAAGCTGGAAGCCCTTGCGTTTCAGGTCGATTGGAATAAGTCGCATGACAGGCACCGACTTTCTAAAATCACATTTAGTGAGTTGTACCTACGCTGGAAGCCTAAGCACGTGGAATACTTCCGTGTTACAGAATCAACAGTAAAAGGCTACGAATCAGCGTATAAGCACTGTTCAAGCCTTTATGACAGGCCTGTGGAGGATATAAGGTATAAGGACCTTCAAGCCGTTATCGATGGCATGACGGGCCTTTCTTACGCCAGCAAAAAGAAGGTCAGGAACCTGCTTTCGCTTCTCTTTGCCTACGCAAGAAAAATGGAGTACACAAGCCGTGACTTTTCAGGGCTTCTCCACATTGGCCGGAACAAGCCGGTAAATCCTCATCATGCTATCAGTCGCCGGAAAATCAATCAGCTGTGGAAACTGGTGGATAGTACACCGGATGTTGACTTGGTCCTCATTCTTATTTATACCGGACTACGCAATGGAGAGCTAAGGGCACTCCTCAAGTCCGACATTAACCGCAAGCAAAAGTACCTGCGTGTCACAAAGTCAAAGACTACGGCGGGCATCCGTACCGTCCCCATCCACCACTTTATTTGGCCTCTCATCGAAAAGCGTCTCGAATCTGAGGGTCCTTATCTTATCAATGTCCAAGGTAAGCCAATGGACTACAGCCGCTTTGCCCGCACCTTTAAGCGAGTAATGCGGTTGGTGCACGGTAAAAAGCATAAGCCCCACGACACCCGCCACACCTGCGCCACCTTGTTAGATGGTGCAGAAGTCAATGACAACGCACGGAAGATGATTCTAGGTCATGCAAGAGGCGATGTAACCAACGGGGTCTACACTCATAAGACGCTCAGGCAGCTTCGGAAAGCTATAGAGACCTTGTGATACTTACCTGTTACTAATCAGCAGAAAGTAGAGCGTCGGATGCGCGGTGGTAGCGGGGTAAATTGTGATACTGATGTGTTACCTAGGAAATTGGGAAAAGTGCGGGTAAATGGTTGATGGGATTTTTGAGATATTCGATAAAATCGGGGATTATGAGGCGTGGGCGGAATGCATTTATACAGGGTATCTATTACAACTCTGCAAGTACTTATACTTTACCTATCGCCTTCCCTACACACGGCTTGGGAGCAAGTGCTACCGGAAGTATCAATTACTGGCTGACAAACACCGCTATTGGAATTACTGATATGAATGTGGGTGATAACGTTAAGCAACCTGGATTTGTGCTATGCGTCGGATATTGAACAGGGTGGAATTATCGGCAGCAGTTGCCGCGCGGACGTGTCTATTACATATCCAGTCGCATTTAGCAGGGTATTTAATATCTTGCACGCCGCTTATGTTAATAGTTCTAACGATTCCGGACGTGGTCTTGATGTCATCAAATCTTATACAACTACGAGATTTATGTTTTACGCCGGATTCGACATGAGTCATCAGCAATTTTGGCTAGCTGTTGGCGTCTGATCAGATACCAAATGCATACCAAAAGGAACCGGTGCTTCTGCCATTTTGATAGTATGTAAAGTTTGTATTGTTCGGCTTTTGAGTAAGTTCTCCCCAATCCGAATCCGGTCGGTAAGAGATTTCGGTAATCAATACTCCTAGTATTTTTGAGTACCCAATCGGGTAAGTAACAGTTCGAGTGTTGTTGACTTGTGTCTCGTTATATCCACCCTGTATAATGAGCGGGATAGTCCCGCCCAATTTCACCCACCACGCATTGGCGTTGCTCACGTTGCCCGAAACTACGCCAGCTTGGGATTGGACGTTGGCAATGTAGCTCATAATGTCAGTGCCGTTGACCAAGAGCTTGCCGCCTGAGCTAGAAAGTCTCAAAGAGTAGTCGACGGTGTCTCCACTTTTTTCGTGAAAGTCTACCATACGGCCGATTTCAATTACCCCATCCTCACCAATGGCCGGGAAATGGGTGCCGTCCCAAACGCTGTTATTGCCGTTTGGCGTGTACGGAAGATGGTCAAGCCCTGTTCCACCATTAGCTACTGGAAGAATCCCGGTAATGCCCGGTGTGACTGACTTGTCGGCTTCATTGAGGTTTACCCTCTTTTCGCTGGCAAGGTCCACCTGCACGGTCTGCCCCAGCATGGCGGGGGTCACGATTTTCGTCGTATTCGTCCCTGCGGTCACCTCAGCCTGCGTTGCAAAGTCAATGGTCCGTGGGAGCATGATGTAAGCCGCAGTTCCGTCGGAGATGGTAGAGCCTACGGCCCCCCACACCGGTTCTGCGTCGCCGCTGGTGCCTGCCGTGGTCACTCTCGCAATAGTATTAGCTGGCATGTTCGGAGACAATACCACCTGCCCCTTAATGTAATTCGTGCCTGGCTGCCAGAGAGCCATGGACACAAGGGAGTACATTACCGCATAGTGGTTTTTAAGATATTCCTGAAACTGCTGCTCCGTGGTGCCTTTGCTGGCATCGTTTGGGTCGGGATAATCCAACATCCCGTCCAGTGCCTGTAGTTTTTTAACGTCTGTCATTTAACCCTCCTGTAACTCATTTACAAATCCTTGCCATGTGATGTCCACAGTCCCAGCCACCTGCCTGCCATTACTGTCAAGCAAGGCAATGACGCAGGGCGTCTTGCTCAAGACTTTGACAGTTACAGCGTCATCATCCTGCACGGCGTCGATGTGGACGGCGGTAGTCTCATAAAATGGCGTGGTAATCGGGAGCTCCATCCCCTCAGCAGGCACCGCCAAATCTTCAAAGTGCTCCTGCCTGTCCGGAACATCCACGTAGGCATGGAGGCCCTTAATAATCGTTTCTTGATAAGAGCTGTTCTTTGCCTCAATCCTTATCTGGATGTCATCACCGGCCCGAACCTCCACCTTATCGGACCACTGTTTCCAAAGGTCTGCGGTAGTGTCCCACACATTGGCGTCCTTTTTCTCAGTCGTCCAAAAGCTGGCGTCCGCTTTATTCGCCGGCCAGAAGGAGGAGTTGAGAGCCCGCCGGTAATAGACTACTGCAGGGCCTTCAATATCCGTGGTTAGCCAAAACTGGCCGCTTGCTGGGGCCTTGAATTGGCAGTTGGCAACGTAAGACTGAAAAGAGCTGTCCCACATTTTAGCGTCCTTAGTGCTCCAAAACTTTCGGCCTTTTTCATGCCACATCTTGGTGGAGTTGACGGCGTGGATGTAACCGTCAGATAAGACGGTGCCATTGTTTTTAACATCGGCAAAGCTAGCCGCTCCAAAGTCTTTATCAAAAAGGACGTTTTCCTGCAAAAGGTCGCCCATATCTAGCAGACAGTAAGCAAAGTTTTTGGATTCGTTGCCGTTAGTGTCCACCGCCTTAATCATAACGGCGTGGGTGCCCTGCCTGATGGTCTGGGTTTCATAGGGCTGAGTAGTTATCAGCCCTTCTTGTACCGCTATGCCGGTCTCCCAGTTGAGCTCCTTGCCCTGCGTGTACTTGAGGATAAATCCTGCAATGTCGTTAGGGTCAGGATACGTATACTTCCACCAATAGCGCCGGATAGACGAGGACATCTTTTCAACGTTCAGCACCTCCACGTCCGGAGGGAGAATCTGCACGGATTTTGGAATAAACGGATAGGCCTGCACGTCGGCGAGTGACTGCTCCATGCCGCTAAACACGTTAAATGCGGTAAATTTAAAATAAACGGTCTTGCCAATGTAGGCATTTTTGAGCCCGGACCGCAAGAAGGCCTCATCGCATCTTGCAATCTGCGCGCCGGTCGGATGGTACTCGGGGTCACTGCCAAACTGCCCCCTTACCAATCCGGACAGCTTCCAAGGGCCGTTGTCCAAGAGCTCAGCCGTCTGGTAAGAGAGAGCCTCGCCGTCGATGTACATGACGGTGTCTCCGTTTTTAGCACTTGTGGCATCCACGGAGGTGAAGGCGTCCTGATTGAGTGCCATTTCAAGCACGGTGTCTTCTCTGTTCAGCGGTTTCGTCAGCGTCCCATAACGTGCGCGGTTGTCGATGGTCCCCAGCTTCTTGTAATACTGGTTAGTATCAGACCCCCAGACGGAGCATCCGCCCCAGTTTGGATTCTTGCCCCACGTGCCAATCCACACCTCATTGTCCGCATCGGTCATAAGGGCAGGCGGCTGGAAAATCATAGGCGGCTCGCATGTGCCCGGGTCTGGATTGAAGTCAATCAAAGGCCTCTCGTTTTCGTGTACGTTGTACTCGGCCTCGCTGTATACGCCTTTAGCCCGAGAGATAGCGGTAAAGGTCAGCACGCCATTGGTAGCCTCCGTCACGCTGTCAATCATGGCGGGCTGGTCTTCAATCCCCATGGCCGGGTCGTTAAGCAAGACAAGGTCGCCGGGCTCCAATCGGCAGAAGGCCCAGTCAAGCTTGAAAGTGTACTTTACCCTTTCATACTTGTTTTTGCGGCAGAGTTCTTCAGCCAGCTTTACCGCCCGGGTCTTGGTGTAGATGTAGTGTGCCTTTGTGGTACTGGCCTGCCTCACACCAAATTCCTTAATATCGTCGTTGTCCTGGTAATTGACGATTTCCTTTTCGTAGCCATTAGACCGGTTCAGAAATTCCACGGAAATCCGGTTGTAGATTTCACTTGAATCTTTGCGGCTGTAGGTAATGCAGGCCCCACCGCTCTGGGGGATAAAGTCATCAGGAGTAAGGTTGTAGCGGATGGTCTTATCCGGTTTCCAGTTGCCTACCGCACGGTCCGCCCGGGGGACGATTTTGAATCGGTCGTTGCTCCAGAAGAAATAGGCGTTGGTAATTGTCGCAATCTCATTGACAATCTCACGGGCACTCTTTGCGTCGGTGCTGTCACTTGGCGTAGAGATTAATAGGTCGGCCTCCTTACAGTACTGCCGATAATTATCAATCCCATCAATCTTAACACCGCCCAGTCCTACCTTATTAAGCACATAGAGGATGTAGTCGGCAGGATTGACGTCCACACCGTCACCGGTGTCGAGCAGTTTCCCTTTAACCTCGAAATTGAAGGAAGGCATAGAGCCTGAGTCCCCAAGGTCAATCACGCCTGCCATGTAGGCCAGATTTTCATAAGCGAGTGCTTTGTTAGGATGTTTGCCCTGGACATAGGCCCACGGTTTTTGGTCAGCGGTGCCGGAAAAGAGAGTAAGGCCCACGTCACCATTAGGGTACTGGTAGACATTTTTCCCTTTCCACATAGTCCCAATACCGGAAATCTGCCCCTCACACAGGGCTAGGATGACTGCAACAGTGTAGGTATAGGTAATGGTGGTAGTCTTAGAGCGGCCCCCCTTGCCAGACTTCTGGGAGGATTTATGCTCGTGGGCGGTAAAGTCATCCCAGTAAATGACGTTAGGCGAGATGCGGGTAGTACCCAGAATCTCGGAGACGCTTGCACCGTACTGGGCCGTGGAGACGGTAAAGTCGGAAATCTTATTTTCTCGGATCGTCGTGTTGTGGCCCTTGAAAAGCCCCATACTTTACCCCTCCTTTCGGAATCTGTACGCGCCATGCAGCCGACTTTTGCCGGTGGCTGTTAAAAACATCACGTCATTGATGTCTGTCATCACCACCCCCTGCTCCACCTGAGCATGGATAATATGACCATCGCCAACATAAATGCCGCCGTGAGATACACAGCGGCCAAACTTGTAAAGCAAAAAATCCCCGGGCTGGATGTCAGACATGGGGACTCTATCACAATACTTTTCTACGATATTCAAAAACCATTCTGCAGAGTGGTGCAGGTGCCATTCGTTGGAATAGGGGGCCACCTTGATGGCTCCCTTTTCCACGTAACCGCTATTTTCGAGGCAGGCGATGAGGAGCATGCCGCAGTCAACGCCTTTACCCTTTACCATAGCCTGATTGACGTGAGGCGTCCCAAGCCATGTGTAGGCTTCTTTTACAATGGGATTCATCATAACAGCACTTCCTTTAGCGGCACATAAGGCGCAATAACTGAGGCTGAATCCTCCTCGGTGCTTGAAGACACCTTGCCGCCTGAGGTGGAGTAGGTGCCCTGGGGGTAAAACCGGCGGCATGGAAATTCCTGCGAGAGGCCCTGCACTTTACTTTTCACTGTCAGCTTCATAAGGAGCCCTCCGCAGCTCTTAACCTCTGTAATGCCGGAAAACAGGTCAATGGCTCCCGTGATGTTACCCTCCTCATCAAAAAATGCTCTTGAGAGTGACAGGGTAGCCCTATCCAACGTTCCATCATGGGCATCAAGAAAGATAGGCTTGTCGCCTAACTTGTCATCGACGGTGGCGTAAATGCTTACCGTCATACTGTCCACGGAGATGACATTATTGATTTTAGTCTGCTCACGTTTGAGTAGGAGAGCATCATGGAGGTAAGTGTGGCCGTTGTAGGGGACATCATGGTCCGCATCCGTGTAATAGTACGCCGTCCCATCGTAAAGGGTCAACGTGTAAAGGTCGCAGACCACCATCTCTTTTTTGGCGCTAAGGTAAGCAGCGAGCTCATCGGTTACAGTTTTCATCTCACCACCTCCAACGACAGGGACACTTGGAAAATGTTGTCAAACTTCTGCTTTATCTGGAGCTTCGATTTCGCAAATTTGACGTACCAATAGTACTCATATGATGCGGTAACTTTTGCCGTATCAGCTGGTGCATTGGTAAAGACAACAGCGCCGCGGTCCAGTTTATAGGAGGTATCGCCCAGCTCTACCCCGGCTACGTAGACGTGGAGATTATCGGCATAGTAGACAGGCTCCTGCTGGCCGTGCATGTTAGCCACCAGCTGGTAAGAACCGTCAGCGTTCTTAGCAAGGACTACGTTCTCGCACTTGTAGTTTTCGGAGTCTTTGTAATAAAAGGGAGTAAGGCTTCCCTTCATTCTGGCAAAAAAGGCAAAGAGGTCATCCTTTTCCTCTGACGTCAGCCCGGGAAAGGTAATGGTAAAAGTCCAGCCGGGCAGGGTCTGATAAGTCATGGCACGCCTTCTGCCGCTGGCGCTTGCTTGCTCGTTGACATCCCAGCTCTGGTCCGTATCCGTTTCCCAGGACACCTTGCGAGGGTCCAGGGGGAAGAAAATGTTAGCCAATTACCACACCCCGCTTTCCGTAGTGAAATCTCTATCACCGTCAAAAAGTAACTGCTTGATGATATCCATGCCGCCATTCTGCAGAAACTCCATGAAAGAAGCCGCATCCAGGGCGGACACGTTAAGCGTTACACTGTTGCCAACAGGTACAGCGGTGCCTTTACTACCCGAGCCATTAGCACGGACAAGGCCGCCAGTGGCAAAGTGCCCTACCCTGCCGCTGTTCACGGCATCCAGTAACGGCAGGCCGACGTTCTGCACGGCGTCAGCGGTTAAAACGTACTCGCCATTAGACAGAAAAGCGGGGATGCTGTCGGAAGTACTAGTGCCGGGGCCCATGATGTAGCCGCCAGTGGCGAAGCCAAAAGTTGCAAATTTCGACGCAGCCATAGCCTGTAAAGCTGCTGTGGCCATGTAAACGGATGTGGTAAAACCTGCCAAGCCCGTAGTAGCGGCTACAGTTGTAGCTGTTTCTGCCGGTTTGGTGCCTGTATTAATAGCGCCCTGAATTATGTTGTAAGTACCTAACAATTTTCCAGCGGTACCAGTACCACCAGAAAAGAGGCTCAAAGTATTGGTAGCGGTATCCATGCCGGTAGTCATACGATTTATGGTGTTCTGGAAAGTAGTAATAGGATCTTCGTCTCCATTTCCATTAGAGCCGCCTCCAAATAGGCCCCCGAAGAGTCCGCCGCCACCTCCACCAAGCAATCCACCTGCAAAGGATAGGCCGGTAAAGAGGCCGCCGCCTCCAGAGCCGCCGGAAAGGTCGCCGCTCTGCTGATCTCCCCCGAACATGCCCGGGAAGAGGCTTGTTAAAATCTGGGAGCTCCACTTGTCGGCCAGCTGTTTGACAACGGTGTCAAGTAAAGAATCCACCATGTCCAGGAAGGCGTCGCCAAAGGTCTCCTGGCCTTCCAGAATATTCGTAAAGAAATCAGAAATACTGCCCTGGAAGCTGCTCATGCTGTCAGCCATCATCTGGGATGTTGTTTTATGGGCATCTTTCCAAAGGTCATAAAACTGCTGCATTTCGGCAGTCTCGCCGTCCCAGTCCATCATCTGCTTAAAGTCGTCACTGTTGAGCAGGCTCCCCATGGTCTTGGCGTCGTGGTGGCTTATGGCGTAGTCCATCTGCTTAGCAAAAGACGCCCGGTAGGCCTCGGTCCGCTTCTCAGCGGCGGCCTGTACCTGGGAGGTATACCACTCTTCAACGGAGGCCATAGCTTCCTTGTCGTCCTTATTCTGGGCGACGGCTTTAGTCCGTTCTTCCTTTTCCTTATTAAGAGACTCAACGGTTGCTTTGTACTCGGCGTCAGCCAGGCTCTTATAGTCGCCTTTAAGCTCCGCATTAGTCCGCATTGTGTCGGTCTTGAGCTTGTTAAGGGCTTCCCGCTGCTGCTGGGTGACTTTGTTCTGCAGAGCCGTCTGGTACTCAGCCAGTTTGTCCTGCAGAGACTTGACCGCCTCCGTCGGGAGCCCTGCCGCAGCCAGCTTCTGGATTTCCAGCCCTTTAGCTTTTACGTTTTCAGCCACCTGAGCCATGCCTGCTTCATATGCAGTGCCGGTTTTCTCTTCAATTTCCGTGGACATAGAGGTAAAGAGCTTGAGAGCCTCCTCTTTGGCCTGCTGTAGTTTTCTCTGTGCTTCCTGCAGAGCCTTTCCGTTTTTGTCTACGGTCTGTGTAGACGTAGCGCCTCCGGTCAGCTTAGCAACAGAGCCATATCCGATAAAACCAAATTCCTGCTTCCACTGGTCAAGATCGTGCTGCTGCAAGCCCCCCTTGGAGTCACGAGAGATGACAGTGTTATTGCCAACATACATGCCGGCATGCCCCGGGCCGGAAACGTAGTCACCGGCGGATGGGCTGTAGCCGTCATTAGGTCCATACCAAGCGCCTTTTACACTCTGGAACATGGCATCCAGGTTATTTCCAGACGCCGTTAAATCGGCCATAACACCGGCGGCACCGTACATGGTGGACACAAAAGATGCGCAGGAGTTTTCCATGTCGTTCGTAAGGTCCGGATTGATCCACTGGCTCCCGGGAGCGGCGTTGTAGGCGTCAAGCGCCTTCTGGGCCGCAATCTCGCCAAGAGGCACCTCAACGGTATAGGTCTTTGGCACCTCCACCTTGGGCGCGGCGGAGCCTCCCCCGCCGCCTGCCTTAGCGGCCGCGGTGTTATCATCCACCGACTTGGAAAGCCCTTCAAGTTGGGCCTTGAGGTCATCAAGCTGTTTGTTGGCTTCTGGAGATAGTTCGGTTTTCTCAAGGTCAGGCTGCATGTACTGACGATTATTCAGTTCAGCCACAAGGGAAGAGTTCTGGTCCACATCCTCATAACTGAACGGATTTTCGAAGTCAGAAGCGTCTGTATTGACCCCTCGCTTCTTCCACACGCCGTCAATCTGTTTGTAGGCCTCTCCGTCAATGTTTATGACATGGTCGTTGAGCTCTTTTTCCGCTTTTTGCTTTTTGTATTCCACCAGGCAGCCCAGGGCGTAGATGATGGCAGAGGCAACGCCCAGCCAGCCACCTGCAAGGGCCCATGCGGCGCTTGTCAGCTTTTTCATGGTGATTAGCCCAGTGGAGCCCATGGTAGTCATCTTGACGCCGGTGTTGATGGCTGCGCCTCCAACACTGCCCACTGCGGCACCGGATACAACGGCGGCTTTGCTCACGCTGTTAAGTGCTCCGGTCTGCACGGCGGCTGAGGTGGTGGCGGCGCTGTTAATCTCGGCGTAGGTCTTGGTCATCTCAGCCCTGATAACAGCGGCGGCCTTGGCGGTCTCTGCCTGCCTCTGCCGTACATAGTTAGCGTAGAGGCGGGTTTTCTCAGCCTCCGTAACCTCCATGGTCTGCAGAGACTTGAGATATGCCTTTTCCTCCTGCAGGGCGGCGTTTTCGATGAGCCGGATGCGCTTGTTAATCTGTGCTTCCTGGGCTCTGGTGATAGCGTCGGTGGCCGTAGATGCGGCGCCGGTGCCTGCCGCACCCATGAGGCCGCCCAGTGCGGCAACAGAAGCCCGAAGGGCGGTCACAGTCTTATAGGCCGCAATAAAGCCAACCAATGCCTTGGTGCAGTCTATAACCTCTTCCTTGTTGGTGGCAAGGTACTGGGCAATGGACGCAAGGCCAGAGGTCAGAGGCGGGATTATCTGCTCAATGAGGGGAGCCAGGGCGGCGCCGGTAGCAGTCCCCAAAGTGGAGGCCTGCATCTTAAGGACATCAATTTCCTTCTTGGTGCGGTCCATCTCTTCTGGGTCAAGCCCTACGCTCTGCACCTTTGCGGCGTTCTGAGCGGCCTCAGTGTACTCCCTGAGCACGCCGGTGAGCGCAATGCCCCTGGCGCCCAGAGTTTCCATGAGATACTCCTGGCCGTAGCCTACAGAAGTTGCGGCCTTGTAACCTTCGGACAGCGCTTTAAGCTGCTCATTGACTGGTAATAGTTTACCATTAGCATCCTGCAAGGAGACTCCTACGGCGTCAAGCATGGCCTGCGCTTTTTCGGCAGAGGCTCCACCGGCGGACAGTGTCTTATCAAGCCTCATAATGGCCGCGCTGGCAGTCTGTACATCACCGCCAGCAAGGGACACAGTCTTGGAAAACATGGACGCCTGGGCCGCAGAAATGCCCATGGTCTCGGAGAGATCTTTGACACGGGCGCCGGCCTCCACGGCGCCGGAAATCAGCTGAATAAATCCAAAACCGGCACCGGCGGCAGCGGTAAACTTGCCAAAGTTGGAAATCAGCTTTTCCATGGATCCCGCCGTGCCATCCACGGCGCCCTGGAAAGTCTTTAGAGGATTAGCATCAAATGTACTGTTGATGTCCGACTTCGCTTTATTCAGTTCACTCCTGAGGCCGGAGCTGTCGGCGCCCAGTTTAACAAGCAAATCAGCGATTGTGGCCATGATGATGCTCCTCCGTTATTCCAAATTCACGCTTTAGTTCTTCCCGGTCTTTCAACAACTGCGCCCTCTTCTGTTCCGGGGAAACGTAAAGGGGCTCTAAAATCTTGTCAATGCTCAGAGGTTCCTTACAATAGGGGGATAAGAGCCAGACGATGTAGTAAGCGATGCGCTGGTCCTTCTTCTTAAGCGCCAGCCGACGTCCTTCCAGGTAGGTGTAAAATTCGCCCGGCTGGAGGTCCTCAAATTCAACAGGCTTGAGGCCTTCGGCGTAGGCGATTTTTTCGGCTTGTTCAAGCCAGTCGGCGAAAGACGTTATTTTTTGAGAAACAGGTCCAGAAAGTGCAGCATCTCTTCCTCCTCCTTCCGGCCCCCCTGTGTAAAAAGGCCCGAAGCGACGATGGCCCTAAGGATGTAGCCATTGAGGTCGTCAATGGAACCCGAGTTTTCGCAGTATCGGTCAATAAAATCATAATAATCTGTATCCTTCGGCATGTTCTGCAGTCCTGCCTTAAGCCCGGCAAGGGTAAAGTCAAGATTGAGAGTGCTGTAGGCAGCTGCCGAGTTTCGCAGCATGGAGCCCATTATTAGCATAATAGAGCGCCCATGATTAAGGCGCTCCATTTCTGCCAGGGCCTTCGTATTAAACATGAGGGAGTACTCTTTTTCCCCCATTTTAAACGTAATGGCCTTCTTCATTTAGTTACCTCCATTAAGGGTTGGTTGTAGCGGCTGCCTGGTAAGCACTCAGCTCGCCGTCACCGGTCAGAGTGGCGGTAATGGTTGCGGCATCGGTAGCGGCGTTGCCTTCGTCAAATTCAGTGACATAGCACCAGCCCGTTCTAAACTTGCCGTCCGGGCGTGCAAGTTTAACCTGAATCTTAATGCCCTTTCGGTAAGCGTAGTCCAGGATGTCCTGCCCGTTGTCATCCAGAACCTGGAGGGCGGAGAAGCTGATGGTCCATTTACGAGTGCCTGCGAGCTGGGAAGCCCAGCCGCCGGAAGTCTTGTTAGTTGCATCGATAGTATCGGCGGAATTTTTAGTATTTGCTTCCTTCTGCGCGCCAACCAAGGTCCACACAGGCGTTGCGGCAGTGCCGGACGGTCCGTTTACATAAAGAAGGACGTCCTTGCCTGCAAAAGCCTGAGTAAGACTAGGGTCAGTCGGCAGAGTTTTAAGCTGTTCTTCAGTAAGTGCCATTTCTTTTTACTCCTTTTGCTCAATCAAAAAATTAAAAACTACTTTACCGTGATAAGCGGTTATGCCGTTTTCGTATGCCTCCCCTTCGATAGAGGAGTCGATGAGGTCAACGGCTAAAACGTTAAAATCAGACATCTCCGGACGGCGAATGGTTAAAAGGTGGACCAGGTCATCCAGGATTTCGTTACATTCCCGCTTGCCTGCCTCGGTGGACCACACGTCCAGTTCCTGCGTGATGAGGTGGAGAGGTCGGCTCTTGTTTATAAGATCCGGCTTGTCCTCTTGCCTCCCCAGCCAGATGTAAGGGAATTCCTCTTGGCCTGTGGGTATGAAATCATGCACCGGCACAGGATCACCGGAATCAGTAACGATGGCGCCATTGATAAGGGTGTAGAGCCCTTTCTGCAGGGCGTTAAGCGGGAGTCTGTAAATTAGCATGTCTTGGTCACCGCCTCTCTAACCTTGGCCTCAAACTTTAGCCGTTCAGCGTCCATAGCTGGTTTCATAAAAGGCCTTGCCTTCCTCGCGGGGATGTTAGCCCGGGTAAAAAAGTAACCCGAGCCCCCGGGATGGAGGGCCTTTTTCCTGACTGGCATAAGAACGGGGACCGGCCCGGCGCCGTTTTCCACCAAGTGAGCCGTTGGCTCTTTGGTGTAGACGACGCCGACGGTATTGGTCGGGGTGTCCTCGAATCGCATCCGGATAGACTTTTTTAAGGCCCCGGTGCGCGCAGGCACCCTTTGGACAGCGCCTGCAAAGACGCTCTCCGTGCTATCTTTTACAATCTTGCGGATACTGTCGCTTGTCCTCTTGTCGTAGGAGTCGAGCTGTCTCAGGCAGTTAAAGACCGCCTGAGATATATCCGCTTTGACGATAAAAGCCGCTTTTTTAGCCACGGTGCATCACCGCCTTGCAGGTCATTGTCACCTCGCCGTCCATGGAGTAGTCCAGATTTAAAATCTCATAGGTCTGATTTTTATAGGCTACGGTGCAGGACTCATCAAGCCCTGCCAATGTCTTGATGGTAATACCTTGGGTGACTCCCGAGATGGGACCGCCGCCGGCATTACCCGCCCAAAACTTGGCGGGATGAATCATAGCCCAGACGGTCGCCAGTAAGGCAGGCTTCCCTTTGCGGTAGCCGCCCTGGCCGTCAGAGACTTTGGCCGTCTTATACACCTGGATGCGCTTGTTGCGCTCCCCTACCCTTGTCGTTTTCATCACTGGCCTCCTGCCTGCTGTTTAGCTCTGATCTGAGCGACCAGCGCCGTGACCGCCATGCCTTCAATTTCGGAGCCGGAAAACAGCAGGTCCGGGTTGGTCAGCTGCCGGGAGGTCAGAGTGACGAGGAGATTAACAAAGAGAGGGTCGTCATAGTCTGCTTTGCACCCGGCGTTGGTTAAGTAAGTTTCCGCGCCTTTTGCATAAAGCATGGCGTTCGCAATTTCCTCTTCACTGTCGAGGTGTAAGAGTCTCGACAGCTCATCTTGGCTAATCATCCTGTCATCCCTCCTTTAGACTTATGTACCGGTGCCGGAAGCGGCTGCGGCGCCCTTTTTGACTCTTACAAAGCCCTTATAAGCTACAACGTTGCCACCCGCATATATGCGGGATTTGTAGGAGATCATGTCCTGCTTAAACTTGAAATCGGTGGATTTCTGCACGTCAAGCGGGGAGAATGCCACCAGTTTGTAGCTTTTAACGTCGCCATAAGCCATGCAGTAAGCACCTGCAGAAGTCTTGCTGTTAGAAACAGCGGAGCAAGCGGAGTTAATGAAGAACGGTACGGAGTTGATAGTACCGAAGCCGCCACGGTTTACGATGTTGTAGAAAGGCTTGCCGTCGGCAGAGCGGACAGAAGCGAAAGCTTTGAGGTCTTCTTTGGAAAGAATCAGGGCCGCCTGAGATTCCACAGATTCATCGCCTCCGTAGGAGAACACAATGTCATCCAGGGTGGTGTTGCCAATAGCGGAAACAGTAATGTCAGATTCGGCAGGGATAGCGTCGCACTTGGCGGAGAAGATACCAGTCAGATGGCCCGCGGTGCCGTCGCCCAGCATGATTTCTTTTGCCAGTTTCTTTCTGGTGGATTTGGTCACACTGCCTTCGACAAAGGCGGCATAGTCAGCGGCCGGCAGTTTTTCCACTTCGTCCGTGATTTCGGAGTAACCGGTAATCTTAGATTTGGTGATTTCGGCATAGCCAAAAGCAGCATCGGTGTCAGCCAGTTCCGCGCCTTCTGTGGTGTAATTGCCGTCCGGGGAATCTTTAGCGTAGGGCTGTTTAAAAGATTCGCCGCCCTGCAGTTCCATATAGTCGACAGCATCGAGCAGGGAGGAAACCTGCTGGAAGGTGTCGTTAATGGTGGCGGAATCACGATGCGGCAGGATGATGCTGCCGGTGGCAACAGTAAGGGAGCGGCCTTCTTTGAGGTCCCTGCCGCGCTGTTCCATCTGTTCCGCGGTGCGGCTCTGGCGGCCTTCTGCGGTTACAGTAAAGCCGGCGCCTGGTTTAAAGGACCTGTTTTCCGGCGCCTGGTTCTGGGCTTCGTGTTCGGCGTGTTCATTGACAGCCTGGGTGCGGGTGTCCGGTTCTGCAGTCTGGGCAGGCGCCGGTGCCTGGGCATTTTCGGCGACGCGCTGTGCTTCTGCGGCGCGGGCTTCCTCCACGAGGCCCTTCATAAATTCAATGCCAGCGGACAGGTCCTTAATCTGGCCCTGCAGGCTTCTGAGTTCGTTCACGTCCTGGCTCGCTTCGGATTTCTTCACCAGAGCGGCACGGGCATTTTTCTTTGCTTCGATTTCTTCGAGCAGTTTCTTGCTGTTCATGTTTTTAACCTCCTAAAATACGATTCTGGATTTTAAGCATTTCGATTTCGTTAGCAGTCTCCACTGCCTTTCGCTCTTCCTCCCGCTTGCTCTCCAGCAGCTGGCGGGCATTATCCAATGCCTCTTTATCGGACCGAGCCGAAATATCGGTATCCTCATAGGCCGGGAAGGTCACAGCAGACACTTCATAGACCTTAGAGATTTTATTGATAGTACGTTTAGGATGGTCCTCATCAGACCAATCCCAGGTATCCTCAGCGACTACAAAACAAAAGGACATGCCGTCCACATCGCCCCGGGAGATGGCGGAGTAAAGGGCCGCCGCCTCCGGATTGTTTCTGGTGTCCAGTTTGGCATCAATTAAAAGGCCCTGGTCATCAATGGACAAGGTCATGGTACTGGAGCCGTTATTGCGACGGCTTCTTGCCAGTGGCACCTTATCAAAGTCATGGTTGGTGAGGAGCGGCACGTCAGTTAAATCGCATCCTTCAAAGGCGCCGCGTTCAATGGTTTCATCAAACCAGTCTCCAATAGAGGTGGTCTGCCCAAACACGGCGGCATGACCTTTGACTTCACGGATGCCGTCATCCTCCACGCCGTCAGCCCTGTTTTCAATGGCCATAATGTCGGGAATGTTAAAGCGGCGCTCGACTTTACCGCACATGCTCCGCTGGTTCTTTTTAGTCTTCTTTCCCATCAGTTTCTCCTTTCTTTGAATTACCTAAGTCACCGGATTTTGACATGCTGGCCTGGTAACTGTTGGCCAACGTGGAATCCACATAGTTGAGGGACCTGAAACGACGATTCCCATCAGGCACCGGCTCCATGCCAAACATTTCGCGGGCCTCGTTGACGGAGACCATTTCAATCCTTGTGCCAAGGTCAATAAACTTGATTTTCTGTTCGTTCGTAAGGAAGGCCGCCCGGTTGCAATAGGTCTTGAGCCAGTGACCAAGGTCGAGTTCTCTCTGACTAAAAAGGCAGGCGCTCATGGCCTGCTCGAATTCGACTTGAAAATCCTCTATGCACGTCTGGAAAAAGGCGTCATACTGTTCAGGCGTATAATCGCCGGAAAGCACCGCCGTGGAAATGCCGTAGCGCTCCTGGATGACGCCTTTCAAAAACTTGAAAATAGCATCATCAATATGGGCCTGCTGCATGTTGACAGGCGTAAATTCGCCCGGAAGGTCTGTGGCCACAATACCCAGCTGGGAGGATTTGATGTGGTCCTCAAAGTCATCCCGCATCTGTTGCAGAGTGTCTCGGTCCACGATGGTCTTGGCATGGTAGATGCCGGTTATCTTAAGACTTGCCTCCAGGCTCTTTGGCACAGTATCGAGCATGGAGCCCAGGGCGCCCACGCTCTTCTGCAGGTCCCTCACGTCAGGCCAGCCAAAGTCACTCCCGCCGCCAATGATGAGGTTCTTGCCGCGCCTCCACTTAAGATGCACAAGGTCTTGATACGGGAGAATGTCATAGCCGCCAGAGCGCCAGCGGAATTTAATCTCCCAAATGTCTCCTGCATCATCGGTACCTATTTCAATCTCCGTAGGATTGAGCGGCCACAAAGCTTTAAAGTACTTCGTATTGTTCCCATGGCTGTCGGTTATCCAATCAAACTCAGGATAGATAAAGCAGTTGCAGTCCTTCATGCGCAGCCATGCGCAGGCCCGAAGGAAGTCGCTCGTGGTCTGCAGGGGATTAGGCTTTGCCCTAAAGAGCCTTGTCAGCTCATCGTTCTGACGCTTGACAGTGTCATCGCCAAGGACCACGGACATGACGGACATCTTGCCGATCTCTCTTGCCACCCTGTCGATGCAGTTGTTTACGTAGTCGCTGGCGTAGATGTCCTGGCCTCCATAGGAGGTGACAGCGGTGCTGTCATCCAGGAGGCTCACAAGCATGCTCTGCTTGGTTGCGGCGCCGAATATTTTTTTCAAGTAATTAAACAGCACTTTGTCCTCCTTGGATTGCTAAATAGTCCGTTTTGTACCGCAGATATACGGCGACTGCGATGATGTACCCCAATGTTCCGTCGATGCGGTTTTTACTCTGTCCAAACTTTTTAACGGGCATCATCTGGCCGATGTTGTTGAGCCGGATGGCCGTGTTGGTAAGACACCACTGGTCCACTGGGTTGTTATTGTAGTTAATCATGTGCTCTTTAAGATAGCTCTCGAGCACTGACATAGGTCCGGACAGGCTGTTAAAGTCCATTCCTATCCTCTCCAGTACGTCGGCGCCAAATAACTCGGCAATGCCTTTTTTAAAATCTTGGGAGTGCCAGTTATCATAGCCAATTTTAAATGGCACAAGGTGGTAATTAACGTAGAGATTCTTAAACCAATCCACCACCATCGAATCATCTACCTCGGTTCCTGGGCAGATGGTGACAAGGCCCTGCTTTGCCCATTCGTTGTAGTCCTTCTTTTCAGGATTCAAGCCGTTGTCCTCCAGGATAGCGTTGGCCTTGATTTCCGGAATAAAGTACATGGCCAGGCTTTTGAGGAGCCTGGTTTCCGGATCCACGAAAAGCGCCCTTGCGCAGCAAAGGTCCGTGGTCTCGGCAAGGTCCACGCCTCCCAGGTAATACTGGCCTTTAAGGTCAGCAAGGTCAAAGGTCTCAGGGTTATTAATGGCGGCCATGTCAAGCCACGCAGCGGCGCTGTTCTGCTTGATGTTAAAGTCTTTGGCCAGGACAAAGGATTTTGTGGCGGCGTTGTTCCTCGCTTCATTAACCATCTGACGAAGGAAGGTCCATTTCTTGATGACGCCCAGGCCCGGATTCGATTTGTACCAAGATTGTTCATTCTGCCACACCTCCTCCTCGCTGTCCTGCTGATAAAGGAAAATCAGCCAGCGGGAGCGGTGGGAATCATCCATCAGCACCTGCTGCGCTTCTTCCATCTCTTCGTCAAGATAACCGTTATCGGTGAATCCTTCGGTGGTGATTTCAAGGTACAAAGGTTCATCCTGAGTGGAAAGCGCCTGCCTGATTGGCATTACCAGAGTGTTGTCCTTCATTTCGTGGACCTCATCCACGCAGCCTACCTTGATGTTCTTACCTTCCTTTGCGCTAGTGCGGGCGGAAAGTTTCTTGATGCTTCCCTTGTTCTGAAAGGAAAATTTGCCCTTTGCGTGTTTTCTTGCTTTATTCCCCCAGAAGAGGCCTTTAAGGTTTCGATGGGTGCACCGGGCAATCTTGGGGCTCGCCTCCCTCATGGCATCGGTAGCGTCAAAGAGGATACTGGCCTGGTCATAGTCGTTTGAGCCAAAGAGGATATTGGTACCCATCTCGCCGCACACCCACTCGGCAAGAGAAATGGCAGAAATAAGCGGTGACTTGCCGTTCTTTCTGCCGATGCAGAGCAGGAGGCGTTGAAAGAGCCTGACAGGCTTCTTCAATTCCTCATCGTAGATTTTGAAAGAATACAGCGCTTCAATAATCGCTTTCTGCCAGATAGTCAGGATAAAGGGCTTTCCGGCAAAAGGCGCCTGGGCGTGCTTGCATTCCCGTTGGATAAAGTTGATGCGCATGTTGGAGTCTGTGAAGTCCTTTATAACTTCATCGTCCTGCAGGAGCTCCAATAGTTTCTGCATCTGCAGCTTAATCAGAGCGCCGACGATGTACTTCCCTGACTGGATGCCCGCCCAGTAACGAGTTATCCAGCAATCATCCTTACTCGTAATCGTCGAGTCCGGAATCATCGTCGTCATCCTTTTTACCAAGGACCTTCGCCAGCTTGAAACAGATGTTTGCATAATTGGCCCTTACCTTGGGAAGGACCTTGCTCACCGGGGTTTCCTTCTGCAGTGCCGGGTTCTGCGGGTTCATCTTGACAAGGCCGCTTTTTTTAACCTCTAGGTGTAATGTGTTTAATTCCACCCGAAGGCGGGCGGCTTCCCAAAACATTCCATCCAGCAGGGCCAGCATATTGGCGTCGCAGTCGGCAAAGAGATTCTTGAGCCGGTTGTACTCAGCTTCTTCTGGGTCGATTGTCGGCGCAATCGACGTGCAGTCTTTATCAGTCTTTTTCATCGTCGGCCCTCCTTTCGGGGTCTGGTTAATTTTTAAGGGAAAAAAGTCGAATTTTCGGTTTTAATCGAAAACATCTGTCCCGCCCGGTCTTGATTCCGGGGAAAAATTTTTTCGATGGCGGGGGGGGTGGTTTAATTTATTTTTGATAAGTTTCAAACCATTTAATAATATATTTTTTCCATTCATCAGCGAAGATGCCTCGAGCTCCCGCCGCCGCTAAACATTCGTCCATGCTTGCCTCGGCCATGACTGCGGTACCCCCTGTCTGTTTAAGGATAGCTTCCCGCATCCCCCGCAGAGGAAAGCCGCCCACAATGTAGGCGTCATGCCAGCCGCCGTATCTTGTCTTGACTTGGTTGATGAGGTCATGGTAGATGGCAAGGACGTTGCTTCGGAGGCAGTCCGGCTTGTCATAAAGGTCGAGCCCTGAGACCGCCCGGTAAAGCATGTCCATGTCGATTATCAAATCGCCGTGAGTACTCATCTGGTTTACAAGCGTCGACTTGCCGGAACATGGCGGCCCATAAATCAGAAAGACTTGCCGCTCATGCTTGTGTCCGAAGCGCTCATGCTCAGCGTTGTGGCAGTCGAAGCAGATGAGCTCCACGTTATCCGGATTGAGTGCTACCTCAGGGTTGTGCACATTATCCTTGGTCAAAGGGATTATGTGGTGGCCGATGAGCTCCGCAGTCTTGAACGTCATATCCTTACCGCATCGCTCGCACTTGGGCCCTCGCTTGATAATCAGCTGCCACCTCAGGTCCTTCCACTCTTTCGAGTTGTAGAACCTTGCGGCCCACGCCTCAGCCATTAGTAGTCACCCCATTCAACAGGCTTTCGGTGTTTCAGCCAGAAGATGGCCGCCGTTGCGTTGGAAGGTATCCATTTCTTCACCACTTTGGTCTCCACGGACTTCGTGGGCCCCCCATCCTCATCAAGCAGGGGTTCCCCTTTAGAAGTCTTCACTTCCCTGGTGAAGGTGGTCACCTCATCCACGTAGTAACCTCTTGCAGATTTATACACGGCGTTTTCCACTCGCCGGTCTGCGACTTCCTTCCCCATCCGCAGGGCTTCCGCAATTTCAGGATGCTCCTTCTTCCAGGTGTAAAAGGTCTGCTGGCAGACTCCCAGGTGGTCCTTGTCTCTAATCTGGGCGTCGGACAGGCCGTCCAGGGCCCATCCTTTAATCTTGTCCAGACCTTCGGGTGTTACCCATTTAGTCCATTTGGCTTCCACGTCCGTCGCCTCCTTTCGGGCAAAACAAAAGCGCCGCCCCATTAGGGACCGCGCTCATGCATAATTCTTTACTATATTATATCATACATTGCAAGGTGCAAATCATGTCAAATCGTGTAACTTTCTGTCAAGTGATGTAAACGCTTCCAGAAAAGGTTCAGTTTCTTCCATGACTTCCAGATAGTCCAGGGCTTTCCGGCGGCGGTCATCCAGCCTCTGTCTGGTTACACCATAGGCTTCTGTCAACTTGCTCCAGTCCCATCCTTCGTAGTAACGAGCCTCAAGCAGTAAACGGTCATGGTCTTCGGGCAGATAAGCCAGGATGTTTTTAATAGCCTGCAGACTTTCCGCCAGTCTCTCCGAGTGTTCCCGAAGTTTGTCGTCAATGTCTTTAAGTCCATCCTCCAGCGTGATAATGACATCGGACAGGTCTCGACTCTCTCCGCCGCAAATCTTGACCTTGTCATAACTCACGCCTTTAAGGCCGGTGCAAAGGTCAATCCGGCATTTACGCATAACGCCCAGAATCTTAAGGGATTCCCGTTCATAGTTGACTACGGCCCTGAGATAATCCAGGCGCCTCTCCACCGGAGGCAGCTTCCTATTTTCTTCTAACATGTTTGGCCCCCTCTTCGGTGATGCTGGTGTAGCAGACTCCCGTCTTCCTGTCGGCAATAATCAAGTCATTCATCAACTGGTACCCCGCCTTCTTTACCAGGATGCGAACGGTGGCGATAACTCTAAAGGCTGTCATGGCGCGGTTCTCTCTTGCCGCCTCCTTCTGCTCTTTCTGATATTTGGCAAGCACCTGTTCGTAGGTCGGGTCGCTGTGGTAATGCACATTGCGATGCAGTCCTTCTTTTGGCATCAGTCCCTCCTGTTCCACGCCTTCACGGCGTCAGTTACGTCAAGATACTTCCGGCCTTCTGAGGCAATGCACCTTGGGTCCTTGCAGGCCACGGAGTAGAGTGCTTCGCCACGTCCGCGGTAGATGATGATTCCTGCCTCGCTCCCGCAAAACGGACAGCGCTCAAGCTTTGCCTTTCTTACTGCTTCATCCGTTTCCTTCTGCTTGTAATAGACAAGCGCTTCTTCAGCATAAGATGGCGTCATGGTCTCACCTCTTTCTGGGATCAATGGGCACACCGTGAAGGACGTCCACGGACCACTGCATGTACTGCAGGGCCTTTTCCATGTCCTTGAGTTCCGTGCCCTTAAAGCGGGAACGAAGGATATACTTCAAGGCGTTTCCCTTGCAGAAGCCGTAGAGCTCCTTGGCGTCAAAGTACATCTGCATAACTTCGATAGGCTCCTTCTCGGCCTTCTGGTAATGCTTCTGGTCAGCGGCGGCGCCGGTAGCCTGTTTCTCTAAAATCATTGAGTGCTCAGGGATTTCACTGTCTTTGATTTCATGGAAATCAGCAGGCTTCACGCCAAAGTCCTCACATGTTAAAGGACTTTCACACTGAACGCTCTTTTTATGCTTCAAAAGATTTCTAGCATATTCCTTTGCTCTGGCCCGAAGGTCTTTAACATCACAGAACATATCATTATCCACAATCCATTCAATTTGTTTAAAGGTGCTTTCCTCTACATCAATAGGAAGCCCATCGGGCAAGGCGGACATAGCCTTCCATATATAATCGGCTTTATTTGTTAATGATTTTTCAGAGCTCATAATCATTTCCTCCATTCTCAAGTGCTGTCAATCAAGCAGGAAATCCAGCCACGGTCAAGCAATGCGGCCAGCACTTTCATCTGGCTCGTCGTCAGCTTCATGGCGTTTTCCTTGTCATAAGATACAAAGCCGTTGTACCAGGCAAGAATAAAATTTGTAAAACCTTTCTTCCTCAGCCATTCGGCGCAGTCCATATGGCTCGGACTCGCCAGGAAGATGAGGCCGTTATCGGTCACCACGATTTCGCAGTAATTAATAAAGTGCTCCTTGTCGGCCTTCACCATCTTTAAAAATTCGTCCAGGGTAAAAGCTATATGCCGGTATCTTTCGTAAGGGTTCATATCAGTACCATCCTTCGATTTCTACACCGGCTTCGTCCTTGAGGCATTTAGCCAGTTCTTCAAGGGTAATGTACCCTTCTTCGTAGCATTTGTATTCTTCCATGCAAAGGTCCACGAATTTCTCTACTCGGCCTTCTTTCTTTATCAAGCTTCCAAATTTGTCATGGATAACCATGGCCGGTACAGCCAGCATTAGGTAGAATGCAAATTTGCACCCTTTCTCCGTGGCTTCCTCTTTCATACAGTCAATGTCCGCCTGCTTGAGGGAGACCATGGGGTCCTTCTTCTTGATGCCTAAACGGCGTCTTTCCTGTCGGTTCATTTTAGTCCTCCTTTCCTGGAATCTTATCCACCGACAGATAACTGAGCGACCGCCGCAAAGATTTAAATTCTTCAAATTCCTTCCGGCTGAATTCAGCGGTCACAGGGAAGCGCTCAAAGTAAAGGGAAAGCTTATACTGCGGCGCTTTATCAAAGCGGTTGATGTAATAAAGGGCTCTCTGCGTGCACTCGGAAATCTCGCGGTACTTGGATTTTAAGTAGTCGCTTTCGGCGTTGATGTCGTGCACGCGATCGATACTGCATAGGCTGATGGTGACCGCACCGGCCACGAAGCCCATAAAAATAAGGATGATAGCGGTGATGTAACTCATTTTTGAACCTCCTTTACAAGCATCTTGACGGCGTCCATCATGGCATCCTGGCCCATGCGTTTTGCCTTAAGGGCCGCCATGACGTGGGTGTCCAGTGTTCCCTCCGCCACAAGATGATGGATAATAACAGGCTCCTTCTGGCCCTGCCTCTGCAGGCGGGCATTGGCCTGCTGATACTGCTCCAGGCTCCAGGTGAGGCCAAACCAGACAATGATGTGACCGCCTGCCTGGAGGTTGAGGCCGTACCCCGCGCTTGCCGGATGGGCCAGAAGCATGGAAATCTTCCCTTCGTTCCACGCCCTCACATCATCTACGCTTTTCAGCTGCCTGGCCTTAGGAAACTTCTTGAGGATCCTTGCAAGGTCGCTCCGGTAGGAATAGAAAACCAATATCGGATTACCCTCGTTGGTGCTCACGATGTCGGCCAGGGCATCCAGTTTGGCATTATGAACCTCAATCATCCGGCCGTCGTTGTCATAGATGGCGCCGTTGGCCAGCTGGAGAAGCTTGTTACTGACAGCGGCGGCGGATAAGGCGGTAATCTCCTCGCCCTGCATTTCTATGATGTACTCTTTGGCCATGGCGCGGTAGGCGTCCATGCTGGCCTTGTCCAGCTTGACAGGGATAGTCACCGGCGGCAGGACGTCGGGCATGTTTTTGTAGTCCTCGCTCTTGAGAGAAATGCAGATGTCGGAAATCTTGTCGTAGATTTCTTTTTCCGCCGCCGGATTCCGCACCTTCCAGCTGTAAACTATATCCTGATTCCGCTTGTCCGGAAGGAAATAGTTTGACCGAAAAGACGTAAGGCTTATACCCAGACGCTTACCGCCATCCAGAAGGTAAAGCTGCGCCCAAAGGTCCATGAGGCCGTTGGGCCTCGGAGTGCCTGTCAGAAGGACAATCTTCTTAAAGCATCCCCTTATCCGCCTGATGGCCCTCCACCTCTTTGTCTTGGAATCCTTGAATGACGTGCTTTCGTCTAAAATCAGCATGTCGAAGGGAGGCTTGTAGTGGGTCTGCTCCATCAGCCATACCACGTTTTCACGGTTGATGACGTATATGTCGGCTTTTTTGTAAAGGGCTCTCAGCCGCTCCGTCTTGCTGCCCAAAATGGTGGAGAAGCGGAAGCAGTGAAATTGGTCCCACTTTTGCGCCTCATCCTGCCAGGTGGCCTCGGCCACGGTCTTAGGCGCCACAATCAGGACGCTCCCGATTTCGAAGCGGTTGTACATCTCTTCCAGGATGGCGGCCAAGGAAATGGAAGTTTTCCCAAGGCCTCAGCCCATGCCCAGAAATACACCGGTGCATGGATTTTCGACGATATGTCTAACAACTGCTTTTTGGTACGAATGTAAGTTGAGCATCATAAGGCATCACCTCTTTTCCTACAGAGCCTACGGACAAGTGCCTTTGCAGTGTCCTTGTTGTCTACGACAGCTACCCGGTGCCCCTGATAATAAAGGTAAAGCAGGATAAAGCGTTGCACCGGCCTGGGCTTTCCTCCGGGTCTTTTGAGTTCCACGAAGCAGGTCACCCCTCCGGGGAGAATGATAATCCTGTCCGGCACGCCTGCTGATGCGGGAGAAACAAACTTGAAGGCCTTGCCGTGGTTCTTTCTGACTTCTTTCACCAGATACTTTTCAATGTCTCGTTCATTTTGCATAAAATCTCACCTTTTGCCCTCCTGCGAGTGCTTGCCTCGTTGGCAGAGTGTCAACGATGTCAACAGATTTTTGCTCGCTTATATACCTATAGCGAATTAGGGGCCTATTTTTTCCTTAGGCCTCTAAATCCCCTATCCGTACATACTCTATACATAATCTGTTGACACTGTTGACAAGTATAGGAATATATAGATAAATACTGAAAAAAATCGTGTCAACGGAGGCGTCAACGAAGTTATTATTTCGTTGACGGGTAAAAACTTAGTTAGGTACTATCCGTTGACAAGCGGATTATTTTTGACCACTCTGTTGACACTTTTTAGGCGAAATCAGGGTGCTATAAAAATTAGATTCATTGTATAAATATACATCTACTGGCACGCCGTCAAATTCCATTTCTGCGTCTAAGGGAAAAACGGCAATGTACCTCTTCCACGCTGCCCCCACGTCGGGACGGTGTGCCTGATACCATTCCTGCAGCCTTAAAATCATCACTAAGATTTCGTCCCAGGTCCTCAGGTTAAGAATCCTGGCGGAAAATGTCCTCACTCCTTCTGTCTGCAGGATGTTAATGTAGGCATTTTGGATGCTGCTTCCATTGGCGTAGTTCATGACGCAGAACCGGAGGCCCCCAGGCCCGAAGACCACAATGCTTCCGTTATCCTGGGTATAGTCCCAATCCTCATTCTGCAGGACCTTCAAAAAGGCCATCTTTCCTTTCAATTTCACGGTAATCACTTCCTTAAAAAGCTTCTCTGCCTTCCGTAAAGGCTAAACCTATGAGCTGGCCCCAGCTTCCAGCCCAGGATATTAAGCAAAATGGCGCTGAGCTCCCGGCTGTCCTTATTAGTAAATCTGGATTTATCCTGGCCAAAGGCCTCGCACCAGATTTCCAAGGTGCAAACGTACTCCCTTTCTTTTTCTCCGGGGTCCTCGGGCCTTGCTTCGTACTTTGCCAAATATTCCTGCCTATTGAATAGGTCCATCTTGTCCCATCCCGTAGGCAGCCGCTTGCTGAGGTAGTCTTCAATCATTCCGGCCTTTTCACTTCCCTCTGTAAGGTCCGACTGAATCTTACGGGCTTCCTTTTCGGCTTCCGGCGACAGAAGCAGGCTGTGGAAATCCATGTTACGGTCAAACCGGTTCAGAAGTTCCTGCTTCTTCCCCTCGTCAAAAGTGGCGGGGTTGATGTTTCTTTCGCCGCAGTACTGAAAGAACGCCTCGAAGGACTCCATCGCCCATGTGGCCCTAACCTCCGCCCAGATGAGGTCCCTCTTTGCTTTGAGCTCCTTCATCTTTTCTACGGTGGTCATTACCACGTTGTCGGGCGCATATTCTTCGCCCTTTCCTACGCCGCACATGACCGGCCAGAATCGGCGGCCGCCGGTGCGGTCCTTAAGAAAGATAGCGTCATTCGTAGTGCCTGCAAAGACGCACTGCCTTGGAAATTCCTGTGTGCGCCGCCCGTAGGCCATGCGGAATTTATCAGAAGGCCGGCTGAGGAAGGCTTTGATTTGGTCATTGTCTGCCTTGTTGGAGGCCTGCATTTCGGAGAGCTCCACAATGCTTGTCCCCTGGATCTGCTCCATGGGGTCCTTGCCGGAAAAGCTGGCGATGCTGTCGTTGAACCAGTCGCCGCCCAGAATCTTGAGAAACGAGCTCTTGCCTATCCCCTGGGGACCGCTGAGGACAAGGCACTGGTCAAATTTGCAGCCGGGCGAGTAGACGCGAGCCACCGCGGCCTTAAAGAAAACTCTTGTAACCTTCCGAACAAAGGGAGTGTCCTTTGCACCCAGATAGTCCACTAGAAGTGTAGGCACTCGCTCCACGCCGTCCCATGTGAGGCTCTCGAGGTAGTCCCTTACGGGGTGGAAACGGTTGTCCATCATCACCTCCGTCAACACGTCATCCACCAGCGCCCGCTTGTCTATCTTGTAGTGCTTGCTGAGGTAGTTACGAAGGCACGCGTCGTCGGTGTCTGACCAGATGGGCGAGCCGTCCACCTTGCGCCAGGGGACGTCCCCCTTAAGCAGGTAGCGGTGGGAAAAGAGGTCGAGCCCGAAGCGGTCCTTGAGCAGCGGGTCATTTGTCATAATCAGCTTGAGGTTGTCCACGCTCTGGGCGATATGGAGATTGTTGCCTTTCCCCTCCATCTTGAGATTGTCGGTCCAGGACGTGTCCAGGTCCTTTTCATCCACGCCTGAGTCTTTAAACATCTCCCGGATTTCCGCCGTTTTTTCGCTGTTGTACTCCTTCATGGTGGCTTTGTCTTTTTTCGCAAAGTCCATCATGGCGAGGTAAGACGGCAGGCGGTTGAACGGGGTGTCCGGTTTGACGTTGATGTCGAGGTCCCTAAACTTGTGGATTCTGAGGAAGTCAAAGGCGTTGTGCTCTTCTCCTCCCGCGGGGTCCGTGGAGTGGTGGGACATTGCGAAACGTCCCTCCTCGTAGATGACCAGGCCGCCGGAGGTGGAGCCTTTGGCGTAGGTCCAGCGGTTTTCATCATTCGTTGGGATGTACACGTCGGGAAGGAACGTGGTAATGACGTCTTGGATGGTGTAGGCCCGGCAGAACGCCCCGATTAATCCGGGCTTTTCCCGCGGGTCCTCCGCCTTGGAGGCCGTTCGTTTAATGGCAGCTTCCTTTGGATGGAGAGGCCAGGATGCGATGTCGTGCCAGTCATCGTACTCGCCCAGAATCTTGTCGGCGTCCATGATGGGCCCGTCGTTGTACTTAAAGACGTAGACGCCGTCAACTGGCGTGGAAGGAAAGTGCATGAGGCGCTCAGGCTCGAAGGTCGTCGGGTCCATGGCGTCCATGCCGATTCTTTCCGCCGCCTTCCTGGCAATGGCCTGGTACTCATCCGGCGTTACCGGACGACTGAGAGGCATGATGATGCGGAGGCGTGGTCTTTCCGGCGTGTGGCTGTGTGTTGAGTAAAAGCACCATGCGCCGTTACCGAGTTTAGCAGGCAGGGCGTCGGGAAAGTCCTTCGTGCCGCTGTCGGCGTCGAGCGTTAAGAGCTGCCGGTACATCACATTGGTCTTGAGGCGCCGGCCGTCTTTGAGCCTTCCGCCTACGAATCCGCCCACATCCTTTTTTGCGTCCTTTTGGGGCTTTGAGAATTGGTGGTACTCTGCCACGGTCTCCCCGGTCCTTGCGGTCTCGGAGAGCCTGTCTACCATCTGGCTCCATGTGACTTCCCTTTGCCGCCACACCTTAGCGAAGCGGTGCGGCGCCGTGGAGATAGCCACCTTGATGTCATTTTTGAGCTTAATTGACATTTGCTGCTCTCACCTCCTCCATGTCTAGTGTTGCGCCGGCAAGCCTCTTGCGGCGTGCCCAGTTTTTGATAATGGCGAGCATCTCGGGGTCCTCCCCTACAATCCGGTTGCATGGGAGCTTTGCCTGCACGATGGCTTTTTGCTTTGGATTGACTTCGATGCATACCTTTGCCTGCCCTTTGACGAAGTAGGCAAGCACCACCGCCTTGCAGTCCTTAACCTGGTCCTTATAGGTTCCCGCGCAGTTGTGGAAAAGGGAGCCCCAGCGGGTAAGGGTGTGGCTGTCTGTTGCAAGGGCGATGACGCCGCCCGGAAGGTCGTCTGCAAGATACTGCATGCCCCTTGTCTGCGTGGTCATCTTGACATTGGCGGCGCCCAGTTTGGTGACCGCCCGTACCAGCCAGTCGTGGACGTCCTTGGATTTTATCCTGTACGCCCAGAACCGGCGGCGCCCTGTTCGTGACATCTGGAAGTACATTCGGTCGGAGTCGTTGATGGCGGTCCAGCTGTTTTCCATGACAAAGTTGTAGGCTTTGGCCTCTCCTTTTATCAGGGCCATGAGGCGGACAAGGTGCAGGCTGTTACGGATAGTGGCGGGGTCATAGTAAAAATTAATGATCTTCATCAGATGGGCCGCTACCGCCCCCTGGTGCTCGGGCGCTTTGAAAATCCTAACCACGTCTTTGAGGTTGACCATCTTCTTGATAGGCTGCTTTTTGATGGCGGCAAGGAGCGGCTTGCTAAGGCTTATCTCCGTTGCCGCCTCCAGAGCCTTTTTGTAGGCAAAACCTTTGGCGCCCATGTCGATAAGGTGGTAGTGCATACGGTCGATGGGCGTAATCTTGTTTTCGGGGCTTAGGGGATGGGCATAGCTCCTTGCGGTGAGCACTGTCCCAAGGTCTTCCTTGGTAAGGTTAGGCGCATCCGGATAGAGCATCCGCCATGCCATGTTGCGCAAAAGGTTGTTAAATATTTCTCCCCAGCCGCTGACGCCTCCGGTGAGGGGCACATAGGGAGATAATACCTTGCCTCCTACCGACGCCTCTAGATGCCGTTTGAACGCGTTCACGAGCTTTTTTGTGAAGTCCCTGACTTCTGCCTTTGAGTCCTTCCAGAGCCTTGTGTTAAGGCCCAGGAAAAGGAAGGGCGTACAGAAGAGACTGGTGGCATAGTGCGCATCCTGCCCCTCGCCGCGCAGCGTGCAGGCGTCGTCCTTGTAGTCTTCGTTAAAGCGGAAAATGGCAAGGTCCATTCCGGGGTTTAAAAGTTCATGGTAGTCCGGGATGCTCTGATGCGGCTTGAAGCTGTAGATGGTCCGCTGCTTCTTGAAGTCGTAGCGGATGCGCGCATAACTTCTTCCGTGCTTGTTGACGTAAAACTGATTGAACGCGCTCACGGACTCAAAGGCCATTTTGACGTCTACAAAATCCTTGCCCTCGATGAGGTAAAGGTCGGTGCTGGTTGGCACATAGCGGCCATTATATGATGTGTAAAAGGCGTCCCTCGCGTTTCGTACAAGATTAACAAGGATCTTGCCGCATCTGGGGCAGGTGTAGCGGTCGCACTCGGAGCGGCAGCTCTGGGGGAAGCTGCGAGAGCCAAAGAAACTGAAAAAACTGAATCCGCATTGGGTGTGCAGCGTCAGGACGGGCTCCCGTCCCCTGCCATCAGGGTCCGGGATGTGCTCGCCGCTGGTGTCTGCGGGAAAGCGGATTACATCATAGAGCTCCTTAGCGTGCAAAGTTGCTAAAGTTTTCATGATGCCACCTCATTTTCTTAGAAAAGGTCGTCCAGGCTGTCGTCGTTGACAGGCTCTTCGGCCTTGGTTTCCTGCGGTTTCGGTTCTTCTTTTGGAGGTTCCTTTACCTCTTCTGCCTTTGGCACCTCTGCCGGTTTTTCAAGCGGCGCATCAAAGAGCGTGGGCGCCGGTTCTTCCTTCGGCTTCTCCTCTGTCTTTGGCTCAGCCTTCTTCCTGGGCGCTCTCTTGCACTTCGGGGCTTCCTTCGGCATATCCTCTGCCGTTTCTTCTGCTGGCTCGCCGTTCTGAGCGGCCTGCCAGTCAAGAGCCGCCATGATTACATGGGACGCGTCGGCGCAGTCCTGGCAGTATTTGATGGCCTTGATGACCGCTGCCTGCTTTTCTTCGGATGCGCCTTCCTCCGCCAGATGTTTTTTATACTTTTCCAGAACATTTACAGCCTGCAGGCCCGTGTCGGCCTGCGAAATGAACATGCCTTTTGAGATTGCCATAATTAACTTCCTACCTTTTTGACTTTGCAAAATTCCGCCCAGTTAAAGACGGGGTGCTTCTGTGTGGCCATGTCGTACATCATGGTTTTGATGAGTGTTACCGCTTCCCCTTCGGTGATGTCCTTGTTCCGGAAGGGGATGGTGAAGTACTGCGGCGCCTCTCCTTTGACGTGGATTTCAAACTGCTGCTTGTAGGGCCCGAAATCAAAGGTGATGCTGATAATGTCATCGACGTTGACAAGTTTGAGCTCGCGGTCGGTGTTCGTAAAAAGGAAATACCTGTTCATTTCTGAGGCCTCCCGTTGATGAATACGGAAATATCGTCATCCGGATTGGCGCCAAACTTGGCGCCGTTTTCCATGCTGATGAGAGCATCCTCATTGGCTTTCGCGTTGGTGATGATTTCTTCCAGTAATTTCTTCTGCCGGGTAAGTTCGGCCCCCGGCCGGGCCACCTCCTGCATGGATTTCAGAAGGTTTTCCGACTTCCGCAGTGTCTGCCGGTTGTCGCGGTAGATGCCTTGGATGTTGGTTACAACTTTATTCCATTTCATAAATCTATCTCCTATCTGTTAGTCACCCAGATGAGTTTGCTTTTTGCCCTGGTGGCGGCTGTGTACCGCCACTCGGAGCGGAAATTGAGGTTTTGCCTGTCGTCCCAGGAGTCGTCAATCACGACGATAAAAGGATACTCGGAGCCCTGGGCGGCGTGAGCCGTTATGACGTAGGCATAATCAAACTTGTCCCAGTGCAGATGCCTGAAAAAGGTATCCCGTGCAAAGGCGGGTTCAAAGTCAAACACCGGTCGCCCATTAGGCAGGGCTTTGACATTCCAGGCGTAGCCGGTCAGGCCGTTCACAAGGCTCAGCACTCCGATGTCCTCGGAATATGTCTGCTTTTTCCAGTCGTTTTCCTTCCGGATTATCTTCTCCCCCTCACGGAGGAGTCCTTCATATCGGTTGGCCTTGCGGGCCTGCCTGTTAAGGATTTCCCTGTTGCGGTTGGTGGCGCAGATCATCTGGTCAGAGAGTGTGAGCAGCCTGCCAAAGTGTTTGACAAACTGTGCGTAAGGCATGACCATGACGTCATCTTCCGCCGGAAAGTCCTTAGCCCTGGGAGTCCATCCCTGTCTGAGTTTCTGTGCAAAGAAAGGGATACGGTTTCCTGACTGCCTCATGATTTCGTCCAGTGTCACGTCTGGATTTTTCAAAAGGTTGGAAAAGCTGTCGCCTACCGGCGGGAGCTGGCCCGTATCGCCTATGGCAAGGACCGGGATGTGGAAACTGAGAAGGTCATCCGCCACCTCGGAGCCTACCATGGACGCCTCGTCCACGATGATGAGGGAGAAAGGCAATGAGTCCTTAAGGTGTTTGATAAAGTGCTTGCGGCCGGTAATGGAGTCTACCTCCACCTCATAGCTGTAGATGGCTGAGTGGATGGTTTGTCCGGGCATGCCCTTCTGCCTCATGACACAAGCGGCTTTGCCGGTGTAGGCGCAGAAAAGGATTCTATCCTCGTCCGGCTCCAGTGCATGGGCAATAGTGGTCGCCACTGTTGTCTTGCCGGTTCCGGCGTAGCCTGCCAGTTTAAAAATGGGTTCGTTCAGTTTTCTGTACCAGTCGGCGGCCATGTCTACGGCTGCCTGCTGTTTTGCATTAAGTTCCATAGTGTCCGCCTCCTAGTCTTTCATGTAGTAATAGCCTTCAAAACCATCACTGTTCTTGATGAGTCCATATTCCCAGGGCTCGTTCATACACAAGAGCCTTTTGACTTCTTCCAGGCTTCCTTCTCCCTCCGGTCGTTCCATAATCACTTCATCGTGGACGTGCATCAGGATTTTGTAGCCTGCCTTTTTGAGCCTAAGCATGGCTGCGGCGAGGCTGTCGCGGGCGCAGGCCTGTGTGATGTTTTCTACAAGCTTGCCGCCGTAGGTCTCAAGCCTCCCCCATTTCCTGGTGGTCTGTTCCAGCCCCTCATAGGTTAAGGCGTCTCGGTCGAACCGGTTTCGCTCAATGAGTGGATGGAGGTAGATAAGAAGTCTCCCCGAAGGGAGCTTTACCAAAAGGCGGTCATCCTGGCACTGGAAGCCGATGCTTGGGCTCCCCGGAAGGAACCAGGGCCGTGGATGCTCCTCCTTGAATCCCATGTTGAGCTGAGCCACGCGGCGCAGGTTGGCAAGAGCGCCTATGATGAGGTGCTTTTTGTCGTCAAGTCCTGCGTTGTGGATAAGGTCCTTGTAGCGGCCGATAGTCTCGGGCCTTACGTGGGAAAGCCTCTCCACAACTACGGCGAGCTTCGGGTCGGCGTCCAATGTACAAGGCCTGTAGCCGCTTTTGGCTCCTCGGAGCTGTAGGACGGCGTTAAAAGCGCAGGCCTCTACGTTGGCCCAGAGCTGTGGGATGTGGGGGCTTGAGGCCCTCCACTTTTTGACAATGTCTTGCAGTTCGTCGTCTTTGAGCCCCATCCGGTCGGCGCCCATAGCCTTCAAGGCTCCGATGGAGCCCTGGTACCCAAGGGCGAGCTCTGCAATCTTGCCTTTTGCCCTGAGATGTCCGTTAATGCCGTGTTTTTCAACCGGCACCTTGAACATGGAGGAGGCACTGGCGCAATAGATGTCGCCGTTTTTAGCAAAGACTTCCCGCCGCCATTCTTCATGGCTCAGCCAGGAGATGACTCTAGCCTCGATGGCCGAGAAATCCTGCACCAGGAAGCGGCTCCCATCCGCCGGGATGATGGCAGTCCTTACCAGCTGGGAGAGCGTGTCCGGTACGTTCTCGAAGCAGAGTTCCAGGCCGTCCAGGTCATTGGCAAGGACAAGGTTTCGGGCGCTGTCCAGTTCTTCGGCTTCCATGTTATTTCGGGGGAGGTTATGCAGCTGGACGATGCGTCCGGCCCATCTCCCTGTCCGCATGGCCCCGTAAAACTGGAACATCCCGTGCACCCTGCCGTCTGACGTGACCGCCTCCTGCATGGCCTTGTACTTTTGCACGGAGGTCTTTCCGAGCAGCTGACGGATGCGTAGAACCCTTGCTGTTGTCTCGTCTAAGGGCGTGGCTAGTAAATCAGCTATGTCCTGTTTGGCAAGGCCCCTGAGGGGCCTTTTGAGCCGTTTTTCAACCCAGCCTTTAAGCTGGATGACGCTGTTAGGATTAGGGAGTCCGGTGAGCCGCCTGGCTTCTTCCGTGAGCCTTGCTTTGTACTCGGAGCTCATGGAGATGGCATTATTAACCAGCGTCTGATTGATGCGGGCGCCGTTGCCGTTAATCCACTGGTCCAGGAGCCAGTATTTGTGCTCCGTCTCAGAGGGCTTGTAGCGAAGGAGCTTGTGTCTAATGGCTCGCTCCACCACCACATCCTGCCGGTTGTACTCGATGTAGGTCGCCCATTTGTCTGGCGCGTCTTTTGGGTAATAGCGAGTCCTGCCGCCGTTGATGAGGCTTGGCTTGCAGGGTTTGGAAAAATAATTGATGAGCGCTTTGCCCCGTGCGTCCTTTTGCTTGTCCTCCCCCAGCTTGAGGATCTGCGCCACATTGGCGAGTCCAGTTGGTAAAGAGTTGTACAGAGCGAGGATGCTGGAACACTCCCAGCACTCGGTGGGCATGTCCGGAAAGTATTTCCTGAAACATGTCATCTCGAAGTTGGCGTTGAACGCCGTCTTGAGAATCCTGTCGTCATATAAAGCATCGATAAACCACTGGGGAAACTGTCCCCCGGTCTTAGTGAGGTCCAGCACCTCCACGGGCTCGTCGTCAAAGGCAAACCCGCAGAGAAGGATTTCAAAGTCGGGCGCGTCTACGTACTTGTAGACACCGTACTTGATGTCGTTGCTGCTGAACGTCTCCAGGTCAATCCCCAGTGTTGCCACGGGGGCCATGGTCAGCCCTCTACTTTGGTGTGGTAGACTTCATCTGCCATGTACTGGCAGGCGGAGAATTTAGCCACGGTATGGGCAGGAACAGTGACCGGCGCTCCACTGGGGAGGTGCTTCACTGCTTCCGGTCTGGCTTTGACGGTAAAAGTGCCGAGGCCTGCAATGGAGACCTTGTTGCCCTTTTTCAGTTCTTCACGGATGGCAAGCACGAAGGCGGCAATGACTGACTGCATCCCCTTTTTCGGGATTTTCTTTTCCAGCTGGTCGTTGTAGAGTCTATCGATAATCTTATTTGTAGTAATTTTTTCCATGGTGTTATCCTCCCTTAGGTTAGAAAAGGTCATCAGCAGCGGCGGTGTCGTCTGCAGAGCCGTCAGAGAATCCATCGTCAAAGTCGGAAGCGGAGACGCTGACGCCGCCCAGGGCCTCGCCGTCTTTCCATTTCTGGACGGCTACAAGTCCAACGCCGATTCCGAAGTTGCCGGAATGGTTGTAGCCATAAAACTGGAGGATTGCACGAACATAACATCCTGAGAACACTTCTGCTTTGTCCAGAATCTCATTCCCGTGGCGGTCGAAGATTTTTGGCGGATTGGTTTCCTGGGCCTTGCAGTTGATAAAGAGGCTGTTTGCATAGGCCTCATCCTGCGGCCTGTCTTCGTCTCCATCACGGAGCGGGATGCGGAGGCCGTTGCTGTGGACCTTGGACGGGCCGCCCAGCTTCTGGATGACCTTGGGGTCCTGCAGGAGGGCCTTAATCTTTGATTTGATAGCTCCGATTGTCTTGTCATCGTCCTTGCTGATGATGAGTGAAGCAGAGTAGACGGGCTTGCCTCCGTTCATAGGCGCCTTTGGCTCCCAGATGTTGGCATAAGACAGTCTAACTACACCGGTTAATACTTCATTATCTCTAATCATTTTTCTTCTCCTTCTGTAAATACATTTTTCAATCTGTCGGGGTCGGTCTCCAGTGCGGGCCGTTTATCGGACTCAGGCACCAGGGCGGGGCTCCGTTTGCCGGTCTCTACGATGCCATCAAGCAGTGTGTCCAGCTTCTTGGCGCCGCAGAGCTTTTTGAGCTCCGTCAAAGTCTGGAGAGTCTGCGGCTTATAAATCTCCTCAGGCTTGTAACCTGCTTCCAGAAGCCGTCCTGCAGCTACGTCGGGGTTGGTAATCTTTCTGACGGAGCGGCCTGCTACCAGTTTGAGCCCTGGAAGTTTCCTGCCATCCAGTGCCTGCATGAGAGCGTAAGTCTCGATGTCCTCAAGCCACCCTTTGATGCGTTTGGCTTTTAGGACAATGTCGGCCACCTCATTCGGCTGGAGCTCCGCTGGTGGTTTAAACGCCTCTTTGAGCGGCGCCGTCATGTAATCGGCGTAGGCCCGGCAGACCGTCCGGCACCGGCAGAAGCGGCAATGGTCACCGGCCACCAGGGAGCCTTTGCCTTCGAAGGCAAGGAGCGCCCTTTGGTGGACCACCCTACCCCAGGCCTTAAGGTCCTCCACGGAGAGCTCCTCAGAGGACACGTTTCCGATGCGAGGCTGGATGATTGTCATGCGGACTCGGTCAAATCCCCAAAACATCTCCTGCGCCTCGATAGCGCCCAGGGCATAAAGTCTCATCTGGCTGTTGCCTTTAGCAGAGACTTCTACCCCTTTGCCATACTTAAGGTCGCACACCTCCAGAATCTTGTCGGAGATGATGAGACAGTCGCCGGTCCCGAAGCCTTGGGGCACATACTTTGAAAAATCTAGGTGCTGCTCGACTAGAAGGCGCGCATCCGGGCTGGCCGCTCTGGCCTCGGTGAATTTTTCTACCACCGTATCCACATAGGATTGGATGGCTTCCTTCATCTCCGAGTTGTCGGAGATGACCTCAGGGCGGCCGCCTGCCCTGAAATCTTTTAGCGTTTTTTCCGCCAGCGCATGGGCTTCTGTCCCCTCAGCGGCGTAGGGGGAAGACTTGTCCGGAAACTTGAGCTCCCATCTGGCAGATGGTGAGCATTTAAGCCACCGGGCGGAGGCGCTGGCGGACAGTACTGCATGGCTCCCCATTAGGCGCTTACCAGGGCTTTAAATTCCGGCAGGTCAGCTTCCGGGATGTCGGAGACCTTCTTGTAGCCTTTATCAGTGAGCCACTGTTTGATGCGGGCCTTGCCGTCCGGTACCCTCTGGCAATAGGCTGCGCACATGGTGCGCAGGTCCGCCGGTGAGGTTTTATTTTCTTCTGCCGGTTTCGGTGCGGGCGCCGGTGTCGGTTTCATGTCGGCTTCTGCAGGTTTCGGTTCTTCTTTCTTCGGAGCCGGTGCAGGCGCTTCTTTCTTTGCCGCCTGCTTTTCAATCTTTGCTTTGGCTTCCTTCTTTACTGTGTCAATCACCACTTCGGCTACAGCCTTTGCAGCAGCAGGGGTGAGGTTCTGTTTCGGTGCTTCCAGTTCTAGAAAGTCAGAGACTTCCATAAGTACTTCTCCTGGTGTTCCGTTAAATTCGATTTTCATAGTTTTTTCTTCCTTTCTTTTGGAAAAAATGAGATAATAAAAATGAGGTTCATTTCGGGGGAAGTGAATCCTTGACCTTCCGGCTTTTACCGGTGGGCCTTTTTGTTTGCATAATCCTTTCCGGCGGCACATCAAGCGCCCAGGCAATCTTGAGAAGCAGATTTGCCGATGGGTGCGCGTGGCCGGTAAAGATGGCGCTGATGCTGGCCTGTGAAGCCCTGCAGCTGAGCGCCAGGTCCTTGTGCGTCATCCCTTTAGCGTCCAAGAGCCTTTGTAGAGCTTTGGCGTCGACGGGCCGCATGTTGCGGTAACGCTCGACGTAGGGTATAGGCTTGCCGCCGGTAATCTCCCCGTGGAGGACGTGTAGAGCATCAGCAATTCTGTGGGAGGTAATGTCCGCGCAGGGCGCGCCCATGTTCCAGATGATTTCCATCAGCCGGTTGTAGGTGATGCCTGTCTTTCGGGCAAAGTCCCTGTCCGTCCAGCCCAGCTTGCAGAGCCTACGTTGGACTAAATCACTGTTAATCATTTTCATCACCTCCTTTCATAGGTTTTTCCTTTTGGCTTCTTTGATGGGACAGTCCCTTGGAGTGGTCGCCGGGATTCTCCCGTCCGGTCTCATGCGGCTGTAATGCATCGCCGCGCAGATGTAAATGGGATGCCCGTTTTCTATGGCATATTCGCCGGAACCTCCAAGGCTTTTGGATTTGTTGCAAAACAGGCAATTCCGGCACCGGAGAAGCTTCATTTCCTGGAGCTTCGGACAGAGGCCCCGGCCTCCCTCATCCCTGGAAAGGCGTTGCTGCCTTTCTGCCATGGGGCAGATTTCCCCGAATGGGCAGTGCGTGCAGTCAGTCTTGGTTTCCATTTTCTTCACTTCCCTTCTCGTTCCTGCAGAACAATTTCCAGCCCCAGAGCGTGGCAGAATAAAATCAGATGCTCGAGGGGAATCCGTCGGCGTGTATTGGCGTGAGACAGGGCATCGATTGACAGTCCTGCTTTTGTACTGCCACGACGCAAGGACCGTTCGCCATATTTTTGCTTTGCGGCATAGAGAATTGTGTCGATAATGGCGTCCATGTCTTGACGGATGATGTAATAGCTGTCAGCGGTCAGCTCTCTCTTGCCCTGCTTCATAATTCCCTGGCCTTCTTAACCCTAATCACCAGCTCTGTACCGGGCTGGAGATTGCCGGGGTCTGCTATCTTGTTATCCTGGGCCACCTTCCAGGTGAGGCGGCTCATGTCTTCTCTGTTGGTTGCTACCTGTCCGACAATACCCCAGAGAGTGTCACCGGCCTCCACTGTTTTCCGGTACTCAACCAACTGGGTTTTCATGTTGTCACGGTAATAACCGTATCCCACAGCACCGGCGGCAAGAGCGGCGCAGAGGATGCAGCCTATGCGCGTCCATCTGATGCGTTTAATCAAGGGCTTCATGATTTTTCCTCCTTATCCGGGTCTCCACCTAGGGCGACGTTGATAAGACTTAGGGAAGATTCGTAGGCGTCGGCCTTGCCGTGGTAAAACATTTTGACAAGGTCGCTTTCGTTATCATCGCTTCCGGCGGCGTAGGCGCTCTCCCGAAGGTCCTGGAGCTCGGCACGAAGGGAAGCAATCGTTTTAGCGTCGAGTTCTGATTTCAATGACTCCGAGCTCCTTTCCGGCGTTGCAGACTATGTCCGCCGCTTCCTCCTCGCCCATTATTCCCAGGAAAACAATGGTATTAAAAATGGTGTCCCGCTTATTGCGGAGGTCGATGAGGTAGAGTTCTTTGCTCTTCCAGTCCTTCATCTCCACGTCATCCAGTGCATCTCCCTCGTCATAAAAGCGATGCTCATACTCTCTGATGGCCTGGCTAATCCGGACCTTCTTCCTTTCAGATTCGTAAAGGATCTCTTTGGCTTTCTTTTTCAGTTCTTCTTCATTCATAACTGAGGTTCCTCCCTGTCTTTTCATACTTTTGAATCAGCGCATCCAGTGTTTCCGGCCGGAAACGATACTGGGCGCCGAATCTGACCGCCTTAACTGTCCCCTTCTCTCTGAGCCACAGAAGTGTCTTAGTGGAAATGGAGAGATATTGAGCGGCTTCCTTCGTTGTCAGAAGAGCTTTATTCATTGCGGGCCTCCTTTTGCCATTTAGCAACTTTCAGAGTAAAAAAATATGGCTTAATAAAATCGCTTCCCATGTGCAGGGCTTTCAGGCAGTCCATAATGTCCTGCTGAGAAAATTCCAGCTTGTTCGATAATTTCTGACTAAGCGTGGATGGATTCATGCCAATAGCATTGGCAAAGTTTCCTTCTGTGCCAAACTGTTCTCGGATTTTTCCGCGCAGAGCGCTGTAATCAAATTCCATGATGTCACCTCCTTTTTGCTAATTAGCAAATTGCTATATTTCTATTATAGTCTATCTTTGCGAAAAAGCAATAGATTTTTTATGATTTGCAAAAAATATTTGCTAGTTGACAAATCGACGCCTATAATAAGAGTAGAAGAGAACGAAAGGAGCTGACTTTTATATGAATACTTTTGGCGATAAACTGAGGCAAGCCATGGAAAAAGAGGGAATAACTGCCACTGAATTGTCTGAAAAGACTGGCATTTCAAAATCTACTATTTCCCGCTATCTTTCTGGCGGTTACATAGCAAAGCAGAAGAATCTCTTGAAGCTGTCACTTGCCCTGCATGTAGAGCCTAAATTTTTATTCTCTGACGCCGTGGAGGAGCTGGATGCAAATTTAAAGGTCTACAGCATCCCCATAGTAGGCAAGGTCGTGGCCGGTACCCCTATCGACGCTATCGAAAACATTACCGACTACATCCGTGTCACCAATCCTGCCGCTGCTGATGGCAGTTATTATGCCCTTCACGTTACCGGGGCCAGCATGGAGCCTGAGATGCGAGAGGGTGACCTTGTTATAGTGCACAAACAGGACTACTTTGACAGCGGTGATATATGCATTGTCCTGGTCAATGGTGATGAGGCCACGGTCAAAAAGGTTATTAAGAGTGACCAGGGCATAACTCTCATTGGTTTCAATGCTACGGTTTACCCGCCGCACTTTTACAATGTACGGCAGGTGGAGGAGCTCCCTGTCCGGGTCATTGGTAAGGTAAAGGAGGTGCGCCGCAGTTATTAAGTTATTACCTTAAAGGAGGTAAAGATTATGAAAAAGATTCTTTTGTTTTTATCCGCAGTGCTTCTCGCCCTGCTGGCTCCTGCCTATGCGAGGGCCGCTGTTACTCCAGTGCCCCAGTCGGCGCCGGTGATGGTGACGCTGTTTGGGGGCAATGGATTTTCTATGGGGATTATCCACCAGGAGCAGGTGGATGAGCTGCATAAAGCTACGGAGAGCTTTGTAACCTATTCCGGCTGCCGTCTGGATCCGGATTTTCGGACCAAGGCAGACAATTATATTGCAGACCATCCAATGATGGGCACTCCTTCTGCAGATTGGCTTGTCGGCATTGGTAAAGCTGTAGGCGCTGATTATGTAAATTACATGAACAGCAATCTGGACAGTTTCCACACGCCTGGCTTCTTTCACACAACGGTTGAGGGAATGATTACCACCACTCTTCGCACTATCCGCGTTTCCGACGGCGTGACCGTCCTTACCGCGAATGCATCCCAGGAAGGCAAGATTGAAAAGACATCTTTGCAGTGTGCTCTTGTCACTTTTGAGAATGCTAAACAGGTCGAGAAAGACAACCATATCATTTTTGTTAAAAAGTAGTTTTTGGCAATTTAAAAGCCGGTGCTTAATCGCGACTTAAGCACCGGCGAGGGAGGATAACGCCTTTGCATCCCCGGGGAAAGAGAGCTCTAGGGATGTTGGGGATGACCTTATCCTTCCCCATTATAGCACGAAGGAGCTTTATTATGGCTACTTTTGTTAAGCGTGGGAAAAAATGGTTTTTTATCGTCTCCTATTACGGCTCTGACGGCGTGAGGCATCGCCACGAAGAGTACGGCGGGATGACCAAAGATGAAGCGGAGCGGGCCTTCCGAGCGCACATCCGCCAGAAGGATGAGACCGGCCGCTACGTCAAGCCGCCGGACATCACGGTGGGAGACTTCCTTGCGGAGTGGTTGGAAAAGCAGGTCAAAGTCAACAGCAAGCCTGCCACCTACAATCTGTACAAGGGCCTTACTGCTAATCACATCAATCCTGCCTTTGGCGCAAGGCGTCTCCGTGACATCCGCACCCGGGAGCTGCAGGATTGGCTCATAGGCCTTAAAGATAAAGGATCTGCAAAGTCTACGGTTAAGGTCCTCCTCTCCATCCTGCGGAGCGCGGGGAAGTGGGCGGTGGCCAATCGGGAGTACTTAACAGTCAATCCGGCCGCTAACGTCTCCCTTCCCCGATTTGATGAGGCGCCCACTTCCCCGGGGGTTTTTACACCGGACGAGATTAAGGATATTTTTGATTTTTACTGCGAGGGTAGCAAACTTTACATCCCCATCCGGATTGCATACTATACAGGCATGCGCATAGGAGAGGTGCTGGCGCTCAAGTGGTCCGACATTGACCTTTTTGGCCGCTTCATCTCCGTGAGCAAGACGCTGTACAATGGCCAGCATAACTCCCCAAAGACCAAAGGGAGCTACAGGCAGGTCAGCTTCGGGCAAAAGCTAATGACAGACATTATCAAGCAAAAACACTGGCAGGAGGCCAATGCCGAGGCCTGGGGCTCATACTACACCCCTTCCCCCTACGTCTGCACAAGAGAGAATGGGAGCCAGATGACTGCTAACGATATCAGGGCCTTTGAAAAGTACTGCAAGGCACACTTCGGCGGCCATTCCTTCCACACCTTCCGGCACACCCACGCCACGAGGCTCCTGGCGTCCGGCCAGTTTACCCTTGAGTACGTAGCAAAGCGACTGGGACACTCAAGCCTTGCCACGACGGCCAACATCTACTACAACGTCACAAAGGACGAGGCGAGGCAGGCGGCGGACAAGATGGAGGATATACTTTAGTTCTTCGGGAGACTTTTACACAAAAGTCTCCCTTTTTAGCATACTTTTGGTAAAAAGTATCCTTTTAAAACGATTCTTAATTAAAATCAAAAAATGGTAGGCAGTCAATTTCTCTGCCTACCATTTTGACTACAAAGAGCCGATTTAGCTAGATTTTATCGGCATACTTTTTTAACATTAAATTATC